AAAAAATAAGGAATTTTCTACAGCTAAAGAAGCCTCTATTTTTTGTGGGTTATCATCATCTACTACAATATTAAAAGCAGCTAAAGGGCAAAGGAAAACTGCTGGCGGATATACATGGAAACTATTAAATTAATAACTCACATTTTAAAATTTATGAATAAATGAAACAAAAATTAATAGCATTAATATTCCTACTCTTATCTATCCCGGCATTGTCACAACTAAAGCCGAAAGTAGCGATATCATATAACTTTACAGATAATGTAATGGTATCTAGTAAGAGCTATACCGAGATTGGTAATACATACGTCAATAAGTGCTCTTATTCTCTCCCTAACACGGTTGTGTCAACGGGACTAGAATATATACATGGAAAACTTTCTGTGTATTACGACACTCGTATATGGGTAAGGTTTATGAAAGATGATCATTCTTTCTCTCCAGAGGAAGCACGCTTTGAGTTGGGGATTAAATACCACCTGACTGATAAAATAGTTATCTCCGCTAATCATGTATGTTGGCATCCGTTACAATCAGACGGGTTAAGTCATAATTCTATTTACGGAGGTAATGAGGGTATTTCAATAAGTTACGGATATTAAAATTATAATTATGGCAACAACACTATCTTCGAAAGAAAGAATAGCACGCAAGGAGCATAGATGTTCTTTTTGCGGCTGTATAATTCATAAAGGAGAACACTATTTTAACTATGCAATGTTATATGATGGTTTTTATGAATGGAAAACTCACCTAGAGTGTGAAGAAATAGCATCGGAGTTGAATATGTATTCTGATTGCGATAATGACGTGGGTGTAACTTCGGATGATTGGAAAGAGAGAGTATCTGATGAGTTTAACGATCGGTTCTATGATGAAGGGATCGATGATATTCGAAAAGACATGCAACCTATTTATGATAATTATTATGAGATGGCAAAAGCTATTTTAGAGGATATTAAAAACAAAAATAAGAAGAAATGCGAGTAACACGAATAATAATCAGGTACCCCGATAATTACCAGATCGCATTGTCGGTGAATTTTGTAACCGAAAATATAGATTTAATTAAAAAAGTAGTAAAAGAATATTATGGTGCACATCATGTATTCATAAATTATGAGGAGGAATAAATCATGGAAAAAGAATTAGATTTAATCAGAAAAGAAAGAGAACGCCAAATAAAGAAAGGATATACCATAGATCATGACGACAACCATATAGACGGCGAATTAGTTTTGAAGTATGGAACTAGATTTTTAATTGATTACACGATAGGAATTGAAAAATGTATTCCAAAAGGAGATAAAAAGATTCTCCCGGATGATTATATAAATATTGATTTTGCTATTGATGATTTAACCAAATTATCTGCTTGTATTGTTGCTGAAATGGAAAGATTAGAACGTTTAAAAATAAGGAATAATGAAGAAGATAATGTTTAATGACAAATACGGCTTAACGAAATCCGTATTAGATGGAAGTAAGACTATAACAAGGAGAATAGCTAACCCAACTTACAGAACAACTTATTGTATACGAAATTGGAATAAAATAATTGACGATGCGCAATTTATATCTAAATATAATATTAATGATATAGTTGCAATTGCTCAAAGTTATCAAGATGCGGGGTATCACGATGATGAAAGGGAAATACCGTTAATAACCAGCACGAGTGGTTGGACTAATAAAATGTTCGTTTGTGCAGATTTAATGCCGCATCATATTGAAATTACAAATATTAGGTTAGAAAGATTACAGGATATTTCGGATGAAGATTGCTTGAAAGAAGGAATTAAAATATTTAACCCAAATCCCAATTTTAAAAAATATATTGTAGAAGGTATGGGATATTGGAGGAGTTTCGGATGTATCAATTTTGATACTCCTCGTGAAGCATATGCATCCTTAATCGATAAAATATCAGGGAAAGGAACATGGGAAAGTAACCCGTACGTATTCGTTTACGAATTTAAACTAAAAGACTAGAAAATGGAAGCTGAAAAATTCAAACAAATTCTAATAAATAAGAATAATCTTGACATAATAGATAATCTTATTGACTGTCTCGAGAAATATCAGACTAGATTAATTGATTCTGATATGCCATATTTGGAAGGTGCTCCAGACATTTACGAAGAACTGGATTATTACACAAAGGTGAGAGATCATATTATTAATGAATTAAAAGAACAACAATTAAATCTTTAAATTATTATGAGTAAAATAAATTGGAACGAATTAAGAGATAAAGCTTATAAGTCAGCACGTGAACATGGATTCCATGAAGGTTTTGAAAGCAAGAAAGTAGCATTAATGCTTGTTATTACTGAACTATCAGAAGCTATTGAAGCTGATAGAAATGATAGGCACGCCGACTTGGATAAATTCAAGTCATATATAACTAAAGGAGGTGAATTTTGGAGATTCTTTATCTTGTTTATAAAGGATTCAGTAGAGGATGAACTTGCAGATACTGCAATAAGATTATTTGATTTTGCAGGCCTAAATAAAATAGACTTATCTGATAGAATTATATTTTCTTATGTTGTATCAAAGAAGAAGTCTTTTATTGAAAATTGCTTCGATATCGTTCGTGATATCGTCAACTACAAATATACGAATGAAGAATTAGTAAATTATTCGATTAGGCAGGTATTTGAGCTAGCTTCGTTTTATGATATTGATCTACTTTGGCATATTAATCAAAAGATGAAATACAACGAACTACGACCATATAAAAACGGTAAAAAATATTAATTATGAGTAAAGCAGAAAAATTTATAGAGGAACAAAGTCTACTTCCCGAACAATTCCCAACAGACGAAGAAGTCATTACTAATAAGGACGCTTTAAAGTCGATAGAGATGGCTAGAGAAGAGATAAAAGATAAAACTATTGAATGTTTCAAATATTTTGTAAGAAACTATTGCGCTAAGCCAAACCAATGGAAAATATATGAAGAGGAGAAGCACTACATTGAAGTATTTATAGAAATGCTAAACAAATAAAATTATGGTTGAACCAACAATTACCATTTCGGTCGAACAATATAATTTTTTTATAAAATTAAGATATTCTTATTATTGCGAAATGTATGATACCTTACATGAAGTTTTGTTGCAAAATTGTAGAAATTGGGGTGAGGCGCAACAGATATTGAATAAATATAAAGAGTTTGCTCTAATTGAACAATCTAAAATAATAAAGGAATGAAGACAAATATTTTGGGTCTTAAAAAGTGGAAATGGAAAGAGAATTTATCTGGTTTCTTTACATGTAATGGAAAAAGTCTTACTGATTCGGAGGCAAGAAAAGTAATTGAATACGGAATATCAAAAGGATATAAGTATGATTCAGAAATTACCAATGAAGACGTAAAGAAAATTTTAAATGGGGAATATATGAGTAAAGAAATAATAGAAGTAAAAGCTTTTCAAGTTCCATGCTGTGAAAATGTTTTTAAAACAATGAAAGGTGCAAGAATACACATGTCTTTGTGTTGCTCTAATGTTGAAAATCGAGCTTGCAAAACATGTAAAACTTTTGAAAGTAGTCTAGGTTGTGATCATATATCTTGCGAAGGTGGATATCTTGAAGGTATTACAATTCATTGCTCGGACTGGGAAAGAAAATAAAATGATTATGAAAACAAATCTTTTAGGATTCTTTATTCGCAATAAAAAATCAAATGTCAATTATTATTTTGTTTCTTATGTATATTCCAAAATTGGTGAAATACATTTTGCAAGTACGAATATTAGAGTTGATGGGGTATTTTCACTGAGACAAGTGAAAGAACTTATAGAACTTCACTTAAAATGCTCTAATTTAGCCATTTTAAATTATCATAAGATTGAAAATTATGAGTATGAAGAATAATGGAATAATAAACATAACAATATTAAAGAAGTTAAGACATGAGTAAAGCAGAAGAATATTTAGAGAAACATTTAATAGGGGCTGGTAATATTCCTCCCCAATGTCATGCATATTACGCGGGAGATGCTAGCGAGGCAGTAGATATAGCCGATAAAGAAATGAAAGAAAAAGCAATCGAATGCCATAAAAGATGTTGCTCTTTTTACGACTTTTATTGTAATGGATATGGCGCACGTATTCTATGCGAAGGAGATTGTCAATACATGACGGATTTTACAGAAATGCTAAACAAATAAATTAATAAAATTATTATGGGAAAAGAAAGAAAAGTAGGTAGCTTATTTATAGATAAAAAAGGAACTTGTACTACTGTATTTAAAAGTGAATTAGGATGTTTAGGATGCTTTTATCTAAAAAATGGTGGATGCACAGCTGGAAAAGAAAAGGGCGAATGTTATTGGGTAAATAGAGAAGATATGGAGAGTATAATATTTGTAAGAGAAAAAATTATGGAAAATAAAATTATGAAAAAAGAATTAGTAAAAAGTTACGAGGATGCGCTTACCTTATTAGGTAAATCAGCGCCTAGCTATTTGAATGAGATGCCAGCTAACGAGCAGGCATATCATAAGCTTTGCATTATTTGTGAGGCTTTGAACGTTGGACATGAAAAAAAAGATCGTATATATTATCCTTGGTGGTGGAAAGAAGATTTAAAAGCGGGTGTCGCGGCTCGTTATTCGTATATCGTCTTTGCGCGTGCGCCTGCGTTCTCGGGGTTTCGGCTTTGCTGTTTCGATCGAGTAACAGCACTCTATTTTGGAAGCAAACCGTTCGTAAAACTATGGCAAGATTACCTATTATGATAACCATATTATTGATATTATCTTATCTACTAGGATATGTTACGTGCTTGATGATATTCCCAATATTTAATAAAATGTTGATTCATCAAAAGGATACAGTTCATTCGATATTTGTAGTATTCAAATATGTATTGAAAAGATGTAGATACACATGTTGGAGAATCGCATGTAATGATGAGATGCGTGCAGAGAATGCTATATTAAGAACTATATTAAGAGGTTGTTTCAAAAAGAAAAATTATTATGAAAAAAGAAGCACCAATCAAAACGGAAAAAGTGATTCGATTTCTTAAAGTCTATAATAAATGGAGGAGAGGGTCTATCGAAGAGATGCCTGATCAAAAAGAAATGGGAATAATTATTGATAGAGCTATTGAGCTATTGGATGGAATGTTAAATAGAAATAGAAATGGAAACAAAAGAAAGAAAAGCATATCGAATGAATTGCCAATATTACGGAATGAACGACAACTGTTATAAACACTCGAAACGTCTGAATTTTATACGAATGGAGTACAAAGACCTTTTATAATTTTGAACACTTAATAATAAAAATAAAATGAAAGTATTAAGCATAAAACAGCCTTGGGCATCATTGATCGTTCAAGGATTAAAAGACATTGAGAACAGAACGTGGAAAACAAACTTTCGTGGTAGGATACTGATACATGCGTCTCAAAATGACTTTGATTTTAGAGGAAAAATGACAAGCGAATATCAACGTGAATATATCAATAAAATTCAGAAACCATATATTCATGGTGCTATTATTGGAAGTGTAGAAATAGTAGATTGTATAGAATCTACTTCAGATCAAAACCAATCATGGGGAGATCTATATTGTTACCATTGGAAATTAAGAAACGCAAAGATATTAAGAGAACCTATATTTGATGTAAAAGGAAAACTAGGACTTTGGGAGTATAACAAATAATTATCATGAAAAAATACAAAGTAAAAAAGTCTGATTTAAAAGGGAAGATAAGTAACTTCCCTTTAGATATCGTCCAAAGAATGGTAGATTACCAATCTGAACCATGTGTCGAAGCATTCCAACTAAAAGAAGATGCTAGCCCCGAAGATGGAGGCTTCTCGTGGGGAGATACGAAAGAAGGGAAAGAATATTGGGATTTGGTTATCAATCACCAAAAATTTGATTTGGAGAAACAGGATCATTTCACGCCCTATTTCATTTCTTATGTTTACAATAAAGAGGGTGAGTTTAATTTTGGTAGCACTAATATTAAAGTCAATGGGGTATTCTTACTTAGCAAAGTGATGAAAGCTTTAGCTCTTAAGTTTAAATGTCCGAATTTGACCATTTTAAACTATCATCCGATAAAACCTTGTGAATATGAAGAATGAACCGATAAGCTGTAAGGATTGCATTTACTTTGGCGTATTGCAGCCAAAAAGGTCAGTTAACGACCCTGATACAAATTCATGTAAAATTATTAAAAATAAAAATTTTGTAACTAATAGTTTAATTAGATGTTCAGTAGCAGAAGTAAGAAAAGGATTAAGGAACTCGAAGAAGAAGTAAGGTTGCTTAAGGCGCAGATATCTGTTAGAGATAAGTCTACAGGTAAGTTCATTAAAAGAGAGGCTAAGTAAGCCTCTCTTTCTATTTGATAATTTTTATTGAATGGAAGTATGTTATTTTTGAGTGGGGATTGAAACTCTCCACTTGAATCTTATTCTGTTTTGTTTTCCATTTTATTAGTCCAAAAAGATACCGGTGTTCTTTGTAGTAATCTACGATCATGAAACTATCTTTGAGTTCATAAGTTATCAAGGCTTTACTATTTCTGAATATTATAGCTTGTATAGTAGCCCAATTATCCACATAGGACGCGTGTAGTGAACTTAAACTATCAATATATACAATTGCATCAACCGTATCTTTAATTGCGCTAGAAACGTTTTCTATCTGATTAGGTGAACCTATCTTATTTGCATAGATATATTCTTTCTTATAGATAGTCTTCACATTCTCTTTCTTCATGGACAGCACGTTTACTTGCGCAATATTTTTACCATATTTTACAGAATCAGTCAAAGAGTTTATGCTTTGTGATAATGCGAATGATACGGTTTTCTCGTGTTCATATTTGGCTTTATATTTAGTTGCTATGTAGCCTACTATGCTTAAAACCAAAAGAAGCACAGCAATTAATGCCGTGCCACCTTTATTTTGTATTTTTATCTCTTTCGACATATCACCCAGCTTTATATACCGTAGTAACGATCACAGCTATTTCAGCAAGTGAAAGTTTACCATCAGAGAAGTCTTTTGCAAGTAACGAAGCTATTTCGGTAAGCGTAACCGATTTATTATCTAACTCCAATGTAGAAATATAGTTGCTTATCAAAACTATCTTTTCAGATACCGTAGTAGCGTTTGCCGATTCGTCCGCAATGTTTAAACCTGAAATTACCTTATCAATATTATTGGTAATCCAATTTCGAACCAATACAGCAATGGTACTTCCCCATTTAGTGGCAATAACACTTACAATTGTTTCAACTGCATCTGCCTGAGATGATGCATTGAATTTCTTTATCACATTACATACATCAATCGCAATTGGTGCGTACTTCTTTACTATCTCATCATTCATAGTCAACAAATTTGAGAACCATGAAACCACCTTATCAAAAAGGCTTGTAATCTTTTTCCAAAAACTCATAATCATTTTTTATTTTTACGTCCTTGTGCAGCCAATGCGGCAGCACCTTTATTACCATATTTCTCTCTAGCAATTTTTCCGACTATCGCTCCGGCATAATCAGAAGAATATCCTTTCTTTGTTAAAGCGGATTTTATTTTCTTTGAACCGACATACGTACCCGCTTTCTTTGCAGCAGCACGTTTTTTTAATGCCGATTTCAATGCAGGGGATTGAGTTGTTGCCATCACTTACCTTTTTTAGCCATTTTGTTCTGCATGTAGGCACCTAACCCACCCTTAAGGTTACCTAGTTTTGAGCTAGTTGCTTTCTTTGTAGGAGTTGCTTTCTTTGGGGCAACAACCTTCTTTGTTACTTTTGCTTTCATTTTAATTTATTTTTTAATTGTTCTCTCTTTTTTATGATAGGACATTCTTCCCTATCACATAATATTACAGCGTTAAAAGCCATTTGATCTACATTTAAGTATCCATCTTGCTTAATTTCTTTTTCCTCTAAGTATTTCACTTTAGTTTCTAATCTATCTACTCTTACAATAAGAGTTTCTCTTTCTGTTCTTAGACCATCAACTACGGTCATTAAATTTTTTACATTCTTACTTTCTCGTTCTGTGGAAAAGTAAAGAACTAATGCCACTATACCAGAGGAAGATCCTATTAGACCTACAATCGAACCTATATCCATTATTAACCTCCTTTTCTACTTTTAATATTTTATCGAATCCTTTTTCTAATTCTTCTAACTGTTCAGGAGTTAGATGGTCGCAATATCCGCTCTCCAATTCTCTAATAAGCCTTTTTAGAGCTTTTATTATTTTCTTTATCAGATCGTTTTCCATATACAAATAATATTAATGATACAAATAGTCCTAAAATAACTACTCCTTGTATGGCGTAAAGATAATAATTAATTTTGACAATGTTTATATCAATATACTCTAAAATAAGACTTATAATAGAGGAAATGCATAAAACCCTATACCATATACAAAATTTAAAAACAAATGAAGAAATAAAACAAATAACCATAACATACATACTAGTTCCTGTTAAGCAATAAATCCAATTAGAAATATCAATACCAATAGAATATAGTTGTACATTCAGTAGTAATTGAATATTTAGTATTATTGGGAAATATTTTAATAACCGAATTAGCAGTATGGTACAGAATTTATTCATTTCCCTATTGCTCCTCCACTTCTAGGTCCTCCCGATTCCATGTCTTCTAATTGTTCTTCATCAAATAATTTTTCTAAATTTTTCATTTTGTTTTATTTTTAATTAATAACCTAAATAACTCCAAGCCCAATGCGTTCCATTCCAACGCACGATACATCCATCTCCATTTCCTAAAACTTTATATATTACTCCATTATCACTAGAATTTGCTCTTATGTGGTCTGTTCCATTCGTGGATACAGTGACATCTCCTCCATACATCTTTTTAAAGATAAAAGTCAATCCAACATCAGATCCGTTAGTACTAGGAGTTGGCAAAGTAAGTGTAATAGCTGAATCGGCATAACTATCTACAAAACAATCAGTCTTTAGTACCTGATAGTTTGCTGTTACCTTTTTTGAATTGGGTATAATACCCAATACTTTAAGTCTATTGAAATAACCACCATAAGACTTACTTGCATTCACTGTGTCGGAATCAGATGTTTGGTCTAATCCGAATATCGCTGCTGATATTCCAGATGAATCAGAGTTCCTCTTTTGCAAAAGCATAGCCAAAGTGAAATTAGATGTAAATCCCGTTGTTCCGGATAATCCCTTTATATTACTACCATTAGAGAACAATCCCTCACACCCTACTTCGCTGTAACTTCCTCCACCCAAGTCACCTGAATCCAATGAATCCCAATAAGTAATATCTGTAGGAAGTAAACCTGATGTAGGAGTTTCTGTTTCTAACCAATCATACGTAAATATATAAGTATATCCGGTTGTTGAATAATATACTCTATCATCTTTATAATAAATAGTTGATGAAGAGTAATTCCCCTTCCATTGTTTATCCCGTATCACCATTGCCGGCTTCTGTTGGCCAGATGATTGCATCGCTGATATATCTTTTCCTAATCCAATTATTGCATTACTTATAGATGCTGCGTCTGCTTTATTCCTAAATATACCAAGCGACGAATCAAGAATAGAAAGAAGTAAATTATATGGGTTGGAGCTAGTAGAAAGTTTTGAAACAATCAAATTATTGATATATGCTTCCTGTGCAAGTAATAATCCCGTTGCAATGCTAGAGAATGATGCACCAAAACTGTTCCAATGCGTGGTATCGCTATTAGGAGTTGTTGCAGAAGAGAATGAACCTCCTACGTCATATCTAGCAATATAGTAAACATTACTGTAAAGAACTACTGATACAACTGTAGCGCTACCTGTATAAGTATCCGATGCAGACCATGTTCCATAGAATGACATCGCTGGTCCCGTATTTCCTGTTGACCCTGTTGCACCTGTTGCTCCCGTATCTCCTTGCGCTCCACTAAATCTTTGAGGAGTGCTCCATGTATCTACCAATGCATCTGCCGAAGTCTTTTCCGCAGTCGTTATCCACATATATTGGTAAAGATTCATTGACGGAAGATCTGTTGTCCATCCACTAGGCACATCTTCGGTATTATCTAATGCAGGGGCTATGGTATCAGATCCGTTTACAGCATAACGATGTTCGTAATAATTTCCCGTTGCTCCTGTTGCTCCTGTGCTTCCTGTTGCTCCTGTGCTTCCTGTTGCTCCTGTGCTTCCTGTTGCTCCTGTATCTCCTTGCGCAGAAACAACCGTCCAATTCGTTCCTTCCATAGGAGTAACGTTTTGTGCCGCCGTAGAGTTAATGAATCTCCATGTAGACCCTCCATAAGTTACGGTATCTCCATTATAATAGAGAGTATTTGTAGCATATGCGCCTCTGAAAACGCTTACGGCACTTTCAATACCTGAAGGAGAAACAGTTAACCCACCTTTTATTTTCAGTAAGTCTTCATCAGTGTCCCAATCCAAATATTTCTCGGTATTTCCTACATGTACTTTATTGTTATCTAAATCTAAGTAGGTATTTCCATCCTGACTTTGTATTTTACCTGTAACAATAGTATTTCCATTGATAAAAGTAAATCCATTTGAGGTATAGAACTGTCTAATAGAATTAGTCAATGCCGTTAATGTTCCTAACAAGAAATAATAGTAGTTCGAATCTGAATTTACCTTATATACTGTTTCGGTAAACAATATGATAGCATCTGAACTGCCTGTTGTTGCATTGCATCTGATATAAGCATAGTATGCAGTATCAGCATCCGAAGCAGTGAAACTGCCACTAACAATGTTCCAAGTTCTATCGGTGCTCTGTTGAGTACTATCGACAATCGTTCCCGCACTCCACGATACAACATTAGGCGTATTTGAATAAGTTGTAACACTTACCCCTGTAAGCGTATATTGTTGAGTTTCCGTCCCAAATAAAGCCATAGCCGTTTTTACAAATAATGGGGCTATTCCATCAGTGAAATAACTGCTTTCAGGGTCAAATGCCATAGATATAGCTTCGGACGCACTCTTATAAGTACGCACCTTAGCCATTTGAGTATTCAGATTGCTATATTGGACATAAGTGGAATTTTGATTTGTTGAGTTTATTATTGATTGAATCTTACTAGGAACATAAGGAGTATTATCAAGCGTAATCTCATATTTATATGCTTCGGTAATATATCTCTTTAAATCGGTTACTCTATACATTAAATCAATCCCGAAATCAGTATCAATCACTTGAATAACATCACCAATACTTATATTTATCAGATTATTTGTTGCCCAAACAGTATCGACATCGCCTTTGTATGTAACCTGATCCACGCAATACTGATTCAAATATACTTGCGCCTTCGCTTTCAAGTAATTCTCATTCTTACTAATGTAAGATTGTGGCATATAGAAATCAACGATATTGAATTGATCACCTGCAGCAAAAGTATATCCCGCTGTTGGTAAGGTCGAATCGTTTCCATCTTGTATGGATTCAATCGTCATTTGTTTGGTAGTCTTATCAAAATCAGAAATTGGAAACTCGTATCCTGCCAAGTTACCGGTAATGAAATGAACTTTAGGCAATGTCCCGTCTTGCATGACTAGATCCGCATCACGAGGATTAAAAGATAAGTTTTTATCAATCAACTTATATTCCCCAACTGCTGTCGTTACAGTGCCTTCGGTAATCTGCCAATAAGAACCTTCAGCGGGCGTTATATTAACTCCGCTAACTCCTATGAATGTCCATGAATAGTTATTATAAACAACCATGCTACCACTTACATAAGTGACGGTTGAATCATAATCATCCGTTGCATGAAGCATAGCTGGGTAAATATCGTCCCAAGTTTGAATCGTTTCAAGCGGATGTTTCAAATCTATATTATCTGCATCCAAATAATATTTGTCAGGAAGCATCAACCTCTTTGAACCTCCTCGATAGGTTGAACGTATATTCTTCGTTCCCCCTAAAGCGATAAGACGGGTAACCTTTTTTGATTGAGTTACTTCGTCACGTTCGATATTTTGAAAACCATTCCCGCTGCCATACTTCATTACTAAAGAAGTAGTGTTAGAACGTTTACCTATATTTATTGTGTAATTGTCGTGTGATGTTTGACCTATCCAAAACTCTGTATCGTATAAGTCAGCCGTAGTGCCTAAAGCTGAGAGAACTGATACATTGGAGAATGCTTGTTCTTTTGGTTGGTCTGTAATAGTATATCCAACTGTCCAATTCTGATCAGGGCGACCACGATTCATATTGTCGCAGAATAACTGTGCCCATCTGCCTGGAGTAAGTACGGAAGAGAAGTCCCATTTAGGAGCCGTTGCTATTAAAGTCCAATAATTGCCTTCTTCGGGATGTGTATTGGTTGTATCAACCGAACCTATATGTTTCCAAATGCAATCATCATAGACTACTTCATCTCCATAAGTATAAGTAGTTGAAGCTACGTATTGAGCTACCTCATGCGTTACATTTGATTTAAGTTGCCAATAACTTCCTTCTTCAGGTGAGATTCCATTAATTGAAGTTGTTGAAATACACTCCCAATAAAGAGTATGATAAGAAACAACCATACCCTTAGAATAAGTCGTTGCACTATTATATGCGGGAGTGATAGAAGAGGTCGTATTGTCAAATAGTTGCAAATTTACATCATCCATATCAGCCCTGGGGCTTTCAAATTTCAATGTATATTCGTAATGAACAGAAGAATACTTTTTTACGGGTGCAGGTTTCTTTAGAATCGTATAATACATTCCATAAAGTTCCACATAATCACCTATATCGAAAGGGATATATTCTCCTAAGACAAATTTTATCTGTGCATATTCCTCATCAGATATTTTGTTTTCTATATAACTATCCGCACTCTCATGAATGGCTGTGCGGATAGTATTGTCTGCTTTATATACCGTTATCATTATGCTAATATTTCATCAGCCCATACTTTAGAATTAGCTACTAAAGTTTCATGCGCTGCTTTCTCGGCTGTATCAGAATCACGCGAGAATGCTAATTTAATCTCATCAGCATAAGAATATCTTTCAGCGATTATTGCCTTGATTATCTCATCTTTAGTTAACTCGGTGATGATATATTGAGTATTATACTCATACGTATATTCTGTACGTGTACTTCCATCATCCAATGTTTTTGTCACTTCCTGTATGTTCCATCTTATTTGGAACTTACCATCTAAAAATTCAGACATAGATGGCTTTTCAATGCTATTTCCTATCATAATTTTTTAATTTTTATTCATTTTCTTTCAAAGCAAAGCCGAAACCCGAAACTCAAATTCGTATTCGCAAGGCCGTAAGCCGAATAACGAGCCGCAATACCCGCCGTCGCCGAAAAATACAAGACGCCACCAGCGAGCAACAGGCGACAATAATCTTTAGTAGCATCAGCCAAATAAGACCAATTATAATCAGTTACATAAGTGGAAGAGCTTCCTCCTAAAGTAATTGGATTACTATATACCCCAATAGAACTTATATATGATTCATTAGAAGAAGATGCCATCGGAATTCCCAAATCAGTATAAGTAGATAATATTGTTGCTTGATCTGATGAAAATAAGTCAGGATTCGGTGTAGCGAACATATGCTTTGATCCTGCTACTCTTCCATCAGGAGAGCAACCATCTATCATTTTCCATACATGCCCAAACATATTTTCTATCCAAAAAAATCTATTTGCTATATATTTATTTGTATCATTCCATGTCGCTCCTACCGATGTAACAGCAATTGTTCCTGTTGCTCCTGTTGTCGCTGCATTATAAGTATGCGTATTAACTGTTCCGATAGTAGTTGCTATAAAATCTACATAAGCATTACCTGCTGTATAAGATACCGTATATCCTGTAAAAGTTAATGTAGCTATATAAGCTGCTAACAGCACTGATGTCGAATAGGATGTAGTTACCGGGATAGTATTTACATGAGTACCTAACGTGATTACTATACTATCATTAGCAGAAACTCCAGCTGTAAAAGTTAATCTTACATGCTCCGCAACTCCTGAATAGATATCAGAATCATTCGTTGCATCAGCCGCTACGCTACCGTTTATTCCTGTAAGTACTTTTGTTCGTCCTGTAGTTCTTCTATAACTATCTGCATAGGTTGATAATTCTGTGTATCCAGGCAAACTTACCTGTGAATTTAACTCAGCGAAATATAAATACCAAAGTGATTGAATTACATCTTGTGTGTAAAAATCATACGTATGCCATCCTGTTCCTCTTGCTACTGCCTGTGCTCTGGCGGTTGCTAAAGTTACTCCAGAATAAATAGAACCACCAACAATGCTTTGCATAAGCGTTCCCGAAGTAGACGCTTCAAACATGCCTACGAATATTTCATCTCTGCCATTTCCCCAAGTAAATTTTTCATGTAAGGTAAACCCAGGTAATGGAATTAGCGAGAATTGAAGTTTAGTTAATCTATTTTGAGCGTCAACAGTACGTTTGATATAGAATTTCTTAATACCAACCATACATTGCCCACTTGCTCCTGTCAAATCAGATGCTTGACCATTAGTCTTATAATTGATATTAGTAGCCAATTCTTGCGTTACAACACCCGAATCATTTAACGTAACAGGACGAATGCAAGTTGAAAATATTTCATTTTTAATATTATCATTGCCTATTCGAGTTAATGCCGTTGCCGGTGCATCGAAATTAAATTGGATGCCGCAAGATAAGACATTTTCTTGCACTTGTTGAGCAAAAGAAGTCCATGCACCCCATACCGAATTTATCTTTGTCCTTTCATAAACAATGATAGTAGTAGAATACGCAACTGCTCTTTGATAAGCACTGATATTACCTGTATTGCTATTTACATGATTAACAAACCATGAATATGCAGAATCAGGGACATTTGAAGCCGTTCCTAAAGCCGTATAATATCCCGAAGAAACAGGGGTATTCAAATCTGTTAAAACACTACCTCCATAGAAACCGCCTGATACCCTATTCCATGAAGAAGCAGATGCAGTAACTGAGGTTGCTTGCCATATCTCAAGAGAAGTCAAATTTAAAGCAATATCTCCTATCCTATGTGGAGAAATAGAAGAGGTATATGGATTAGTTAAAGATACAGCCGAAAAAGTTTGTACGGCTATATCTCCTTGAACTTTCGTAGATATTTGGCTAGTCAATATTTTCACAGGGGTTGTTCCTTGTGTTGCCGGTATCATCTCTGCTCCATTAAGAGTTGAAGCTTGAGGAAATGCACTTATTTTTATATCACTCATAATTTTAAAATATTATATAATTTCCATTTTCGTCTGTAATTCTATTCATTAGTTCATCACATAAGTAAAATATGATAGGGGTTCCAACTCCAACCATATCTACATCAATTCCTATTCCAATTCCTATATTCATTATCGTCCTGCTCCAATATAAATGTCGTACAAGGTCAATATTGTAGGATTAGCAGATATTTTTTGTATGATACATGGAGACCATTGATTAACCAAAAAAGGTAAATCGCTAGATATGTCATCTTCCAATAATTGCACACTAAGAATTACACTAGTATCATAAGAGCTATTCTTAGGTCTTATGAATATTGTGTATGGGCTACCTCCATTATCAAAATCACTAGATAATGAAGTCAATTGCGAATGCTTTAATACTCTTGTATTCTCAGCCGTTTGTAGGGGGTAAAATTTAAGCCATGACATAATTTATACTATTATTCTGTTCATTAATTCGTCACAAATATTATTGCCATTCTCATCTAACAAATAAATATTCGTTCTATTTAAGAAGTTAGCTTCACGTAACTTGATAGCGAATGTGCTACCTGTCACATAAAAACTAAATTCAGAGTGCGAAATATACTCATAATTAATCTTTTTATCAACTAAAAATGAAAAAAGTTCAAAAGTCGGATGCGCTACCATATATCTGCAAAATGCCAAATAGTTGGCGTATGTGTCTACACCGAATGAAATAGTAGGCTCAACGCTCTTTAAAAATGGTGTTCCATGTATTTCTTCTATTCCGTCTTCATCTTCAAAGTCTACAGATATTTTATCCTTCGCATCAGGATATTTCATGATGGTTGAATAGAATTTACTATATAGAGGAACTAGACCCCATGTAGATTGTATTTCTTGTCCATCTATGTAAACTTTATCTATCATTGAAATTCCTTTCTTTTACTTTTATCTCAAAGGTTATCCCTTGTGAATCAAAATCACTTGTAGATACATATTCCAAAGTAATACTCCCTATAATACTTGACGATAGAACGAATGTATCTTTTGAGGTGATATAATCCATAAATGTCAAGTAATGTGCGTAGGTATCTATCCCTAAAGAAATAGATGGTTCACGTGGCTTTAAATATCCTTTAGTATAATAAATCTCGATACCGTTTTCGTCCGTATAGTCGTTTGATACCCTATCTTTGATGTCAGGAAATTGCATCAACGAGGAATAGAATTTCTCATATAAAGGGTTCAATCCCCAAGTTGACTTAATTTCCTTACCGTCTATATATACCGTATCCATATTATCTTGCTATTACACCCTTCGAATACATATCACTAACAACTGACTTAATGTCTGCTATAAGTGCCGTATATCCCTTTATTGCTGATATGTCACTTGCTATTAAGTCTATTTTATTATTATTATCTTTCAAAGATACTAAAATATCAGAAACATTCAAACGAATTGCGCTAAATTGTGCACTTAGAACATCCGCTTGATCTTCACTCATTGATTGGAAAGAAGAGGTAATGGTATTCGAAGAAGTATCTGTTTTACTCACATCGGCTAATGCAAGCAAAGCATCTATCTTATCGCTTGCAGTGGTATATATATTTTCATATTCATCCTTTAATGTAGCTGCCTCATCAGCTGACAATGTATCATCGTTCAAATCAGTTGCAAATTCAGTATACCATGTTTCTAGCGCGCTAGATAGATAATTAGTCTTGACTAAGTTAAGAATAGCTTTACGCATATACGTTTCAAAGTTGTCAGATATATCCGACATAGTTGTATCTGCCGAAAGAAGTAGATCATCCAATCCATCTTTCAGATCGCTCCAATCTACACCGGTAGCCGAAGCATATATTTCATTTAAAGTGTCTTGTAGGCTATTTGCATCAGAGATTATTTCATCGAAATAACCTGTTACCGTGCTGTCTAGCCTACTCCATGCTTCAGGATCTTCAGTCTTTAGGGTTTCTAGCTGCTCTCCTGTCAATGTGGAAAGATCGGTAATGTTGTCTATTGATATTCCATAAGTATCTTTAAGGGTATTATAGAATGTGAGAAGATCTTGATTATTTTGAGCTAAATCACTTGTAGAATACCCCTCGGCTAATGTCGCTTTAATATCGCTTATTGTCCCATATTTATATTCAATAGAATGATGCCCGGTTCCCGAATCTTCCATCTTAGCCTTAGCCAAAGCTTGATAGTTCTCTACTTCTTCTTTGATGGATGCTATTTCGGCTGCACCTGTTGTCAATGATGCGCTTCCCGATTCAGTCTCTAATAAAGTCTTATAAAGGCTTACCGTACCCTCTAAAGTTTTATTTAAAGAAGTAAGTTGTTTCTCTAGCTTTTGGAAATTTGATTCTTTAGAAAATAAGGATGCGACTTTCTCTGCTAATTGGATTGCAGTAGTAATAACAGATAGAATAATACTAGCTTTCTCGATAGTAGAAATTGTGCTAGAACCTGCCTTAGATGCTGTATCCATTCCTGTTATGGCAGTAGTTACCGTTGTTGAGATGCTACCTACTAATGAAATTATACCACCTGTTACACCGCCAATTGAATCTCCTACAGAAGTAATTGATTTGCCTAAATCTCCTAGTGCGCCAGTCAATGTTTTTTCTGCTGTATCTATTTCTTTATGTATAGCCACCACTTTAGAACCAGAAATGGCATTTTTATTTTGCGCAGCCGTCAACTTATTATAAGCAGCAGTTGTTTTATCCGTGCTTGTTGAGGTGTTATCCTTTGTCGAAGAAAGTTTAGTCTTCCCTTTTATCTTAGGAGTAGAAATCTCTTCAGGAGTATAAGAAAGAGTTGGAGTTGTAATTGATTCGGCAAGTATATCGTCATATTCTTTTTTAGCCTTTACTAATTCATCTTCTGATTGTTTAAGTTCTTGTTTTGCTTTCACCAAATCCTTATTTCCCTTGGATATAACCGTAAAAGGATCTTTCTTAGATAACTTATCAAATACCTTATTTATCTCCTCGGTATAAGTTTTTATATCTTCGGGATTATAAGCTTCGACTGCTACCTTACGATATTCTTTCAACATATCCATCAAGTTCCATAGTCCTTGTGTAGAGACCTTATTCAAATCATCAAAAGCTAATTGATAAGTTGGTGTTTCCTTTACTTGTTTGAAAGATAAGTTAGATTGATCTAGAACGCGCTCTTTTTCATTTTGTGCTATTCGGGAAGTCATACTACCATATTCGGGTGATCCTTCCTTATATTGGCTTCTTACGTCTTCTAGGGCTTGTTTGTCTGCATAGTACTTCCTATCTATCTCCTGTTTTTGTTGAGTATAGTCATTATAGGATCTAAGCAATTCATTTTGTAACTGATGCTCTTTTGCTAAACGTACATCATTGGCAGCTTGAGTAGCATCATTTACTCCTACCTTAGAAGCCTCTGGAACATCATTCCATGTTTGTATCTTTGGATTATATGTTCCTCTTTGCTTAACGGGGGTATTCAGATATTCTGATTTCTCATTTTGTTGAGAAAGCTTCAATATCTTATCTTTCTCATTATCTATATCATTAATTTTCTTATTATATTCATTTTCAATTACTTGTTTGTCATGTATATAACCCTTATCCATACTATCTGCATAAGCTTCTTGCCTCATTTGTTCAGCCTGAGCTTCATAGTCTGTTATCTCTTTATTGTTCGACCTGATCTGTTCTTTGCGCGTTTTTACCCCTGAATCAAATGCGTTCTTTTGTTCGCGTTCACGTTCAGCCTTTGTTTGAGCAGATTTTGCCTTTCTATCAAGTTGGCTAGATTTTTCATATTTATCAAGTTCTTCTTGCGCCTTACGTTCCATTTCCAAGTCATGATTCCATTCGGTAGATCCGGAAGAAGATGAAGGAATAACTGATCTTTTCTGTTGCCAATAGGCTACTTGTTTCTTCCAATAATCCTCATTTTTTGGCATATTAGCTTCTGCTGATGATGCTTTTCGCATATTGGAATTAATCTCCAATACCATTTTGCTCATCTTATTCGCATAGTCTTGTGCAATCTTCAAATCACTTTCTAATTTAATAACAACAGCCTCCATACCAGGATTGTATGATTGAGTATTTTTATTGCTTATTTCTAGTGAACTTTTTGCATCATTAAGATTACTTTTAGTTGTAATTACTTGTCTTTGCGCTTGAAAATAGGCAATACGCGTTTGAATATCCGCATTGTATAAAGCCTGTGAAGCAACTTGTTTCTGCCAATATAGCCCATCTTTATTTAATGCAGTTTCAAGTTTCATATTCCCAAAAACCTGTGGCATTAATTTTTGAAGTTGGGATAATGCATTTTGTTTCATATTTATGGAAGAAGTTTCCTGTTCCATAGTATTGATCAAATCACTCGCAGCAGATGTTTGCTTTTGTTGGTCGTCCTTTATCTTATTGATAGTCTTATCATATTCCTGTTGGGCTTTAGTTGCATCATCTACTGCTTGCGAACATTTGTAAAGAACATAAATAACACCAGCAATAGCAGCAGCAATCAATGCAAACTCATTGGCTTTCATAAACGCACTTAGTTTCATCCATGCGTTACCCAAAACTCCCGTTGCAATAGCTCCTGCTCCTTTTGCAGCAGTATTTCCCTCTTCTACTGCTGTATTCATAGTAGTAGCAATAGTATTCTCGGTCTGTTTAGCACTACTCAACTCTAGTTGTGCTTTATTTAATGATTCGGCTGCTGTATTTTTATCTGTTTCGAGTGTATTCAACTCTTTCTGTGCACTATTTAAAGAAACCTGTGCAGTTTCCACTTCGGTTGCGCTCCCGTTTGCTACAGACGCCTCTACCTCTAGTTCTTTGGCTGCTACATTCTTTTGAGAATCAGCAATCAATATTTCTTTCTCGGCAATAAGTTCAGTATTCCTTGTTATCTCTGCTTCTGCTCCAGCAACAGCTATACTTGATTTCCTTAATTCCAAAGCTAGTTCTTTCTCTAACTCTCTTTGATAAGCAACAGATCCTTCAATTAATTCTGCTTTAGATGCTTGTTCTTTCCATTCAGGAGAAACAACACTAACAGCCGATTTGGTATAAGCACCTGCATAAGCGACTTCACTCCCCTTGCTCATTGCGCTAACTGCAATTTGTGAAGCCTTATATGCCCCGGCTACCACAATTACCTCTTTAATAGTATCAGCTACTTTCTGCCAATTACCTATTAAAGAAGAAGTCATTTCGATACCGCTATTCATTATACCCTCATTGGCATCACCTATTTGGTCTAAGGCTACTTTCCATTTATCCTCTAAGTTGGATAATTTTCCATAAGTAGTTTGTGCGATTTTATCTGACATACCGTAGTATCTACCTCCTGCGGCAGACATACTTTGTAATGCTTTCTCTAGTTGAGGGAATCCCACTTGACCTGACTTAACCATCTTAAGCAGTTGCTCGTTATTTACACCTAACTCTTTAGATAAAGCCTGATAGATAGGTATTCCGCGTGTGGCGAACTGGTATAACTCACGTTGATAAACTCTTCCACGCGTCATTGAGGTACCATATAAGTAAGTCAAATCCTCAATCCTTTGTCCTGAACCTGATGCAATGTTTGATAGCATTTCAAGAGTTCCCATGACATTTTTGGCATTTACTCCATAAGAAAGTAATTCCTTTGACGACTTTGTGATGTCAAGAAGTTGGAATGGTGAACGTACCGCAAAAGAAGTGATATCGTTAAATAACTCTTTTGATTTCTCTGCGTTATTGACAAACGCATCAATGCCGGCACGTAATTGGTCAAATTCTCCTTTCGTCTTTACGACATTGACAGCAAAGTTTCTAGCCCAATCGATAGATCCATAAACCAACATGTAGCTTACTCCACGTTTGAATATACGTTCCAAATACCCCATTTCATTATCTGCCTGTTGCACACTGTTATGTATGTTCCTAACAGTAGATGCTAGCGGATTTGATTCGGGGACTGAAGGTATCTTTGATGCGGATGTTTTTATCTTATTCATTGCCTTATCATACTGATAGGCTAGATTGGATAACTTACCTATTTCCGAATCAATAACTTTTCCCAGATCAGCTATTTGTTTCCTGACTGATTCGAATGTACCGGAATCAACAGGATTAGTAAATTTGAAATTGCTTTTTTCTTTTAATTGGGCATACTGATTTTCTATCTTTTGAAGTTCTGCCATAACTCCCGAAGAGAGTTGCTTGAATATCTGCAAAGCTTTTTCTTTGTCAGCACTCAATCCCGAATTATCTATACCTGTAGCCCAAAAGAGCTGATCTTGGCTTGCCATAATTATGTAAAATTAAATCCCGGCATACTTGCTACTTTTGGATCAATCGACCCATCATTATTGCCGGTAGTTGTTTTATCTTTTTCCTTATCTTTGTCGTAAGAGTTCATGTCGTTGTATTCTTCATTCATTCGCATAATCTCCAAGAACGAACTATCCAGTACCTCTTGTTTGCTCATGTTGAATGTTGCCATACAACTAACGATCAATCTTTCCCAATTGTAGATTCGGAGGCTATTATTTCCTCCTTGCGGTTTAGGCTCATTCCTGTTGCCTGAATGATAGATTTTAAAAAAGACTTTACTTGAATACGTTTTATCAAAGCAACAAACGTAATCAATACTTCATCGGGAGTTAATTCTTTTGCATTTCCCTTACCTATCACTATTTCTATGATATTCATGAAAATAGGTAAGTATTTTTGAGTATATTTTAATGCCTCATTAAAACTTCCTTCATCCGATATCTTAGATAGCTTATCTAACTCATCTTCTTTCTGTATAGCAATCAAATAAGGATTTATCTCTATCATTTGACCAATTGTCAAAGGATAGATTTTTATTTTATCATCATGTCCTTCGAGGGTGAAAGGCTTACGCAATATAGCCTGTTCCTCAAATCTTATAATGTCTTCCAAACTTTCCATAACAACCATTTTTATTAAAAAGGGCAGTGGTTTACCACCATTGCCCCTTACTATTTTCACCTGTAATTATTCTGTCTCCGTCTTCAGTGACTATATAATTGGAATCTTCATCGACTAGAAGATCCCAAATTAAAAAGCCCCCTTAAAGTCAGCGATCTTCTTAGCTGCACTATTGTCTTGCAATAGAGTAAATACTACCTGCAAAGGAATAGTTGCCTGATTGGCACCTACTGCGCCCGTCCATGATGCCGTAACCCTCGTATTGTATGCTGTTGCCGTAACAATTTTACCCATATTGTTCAAACCTGTGATAAGAACATATTTGTTTGTTGGCACTGTAGCCGCACCTGCGATCAAAAAATCATCAGGGGTTGTTCCTGCTGCACCTGCTGTAAATGTACCTTCTAAGAAGTCAGCCAAAGTATTCATATATGCTTGAGGAAGATCCACTGTAATCTTGTTAGATACAGGAGCCGTTCTCACCCTGAATGTTTGCTGTGTCAATTCATCTACCTCTTCAGTTGTTGAAGGAATAGGAAAATCGGGACTGAACTTACCATCCGCTACTATATTGATATTTTTCAATGTAGATGGTATCGTCCCATCGGCTGTTGCATCCGCATATTGAATAGCAGATACAGAAACCATATTAAAAAATGCTGATGCACTCATAATTTTTATTTTTAATGCGTTATTGTTCTGAATGTAAATTCTGATACCGTCCAAGTATCATCTAAATTCAATGTATTCGTGTCCAATTTCTCGGTGACCGTTACCAATGAATCTTGTATGACCAAATCTTTTAAGGATGATCTAACTTGATCAAATAATGACTTAGCCGTCAAGAAATCAAACTCCGAATTCACTTTATTTATGTATAGATAAACGATAATATCGTTGACCGTATTGACATTGTTCTTTGATATAGGTATGCTGTTGATTACCAAACAATTCTCTTTTTTAGAGGTAGGTTTTAGCTCCTTGTAAATAGACAATCCTATTGGCTTCAACTGTTGCTGTATCGCTGTATAAATGTCAAGTATGTTCATTGTATTACTGTTTTAAGTACCTTGAATATCTCACTTGATGTTGGAGTGAAAGAATTTAATACTTTCTTCCCTCCTAATCCACCTCTTCCAAGCATGTGCTCTATATCTGTTTGTCCTGTTTCCACTGCATACGAATAAGGAGCTGCTGCAAAGACTATCCCTACAATACTATTTGCGGGAATAAATGTTCCATCAGGTAAGCTTTCTTTACCTAATATATAGGTTGAAAGAACATCTTTGTAATCTTCCAATCCACGTGTCGGGTCTGTTCCGTCTGAAGACATTGCACTCCATTCTTTTATTTCATTCCTATCTTTAAGGATCACTACACCAACGGAAGATTCAAGTTCACCTTTGTAGTTTTTGTAGGTATGTTTATTCTTTGCACGTCTAGCAAATGACAAACATTTTTTGTAAAGAATATTCACTACTTTATTTATATCTGATTCGGTTCGTTTGTCGATCCGTTTAGATATGTTTTCTATCTTCCAAAGTTGTTTCATCATCCTTTTACATATATTTCAGTTCCGAACTTACCTAATACGGAAAGAGCTATACTCCCTTTGCTTCCATTGCATATAACATCCGTACCGATAGGAAATTCATAGGTCACTGACTTAGGAACGAATAACTGATAAGCAATAGGCACATTACTACCTGCAACATTGATCGAAGTATTATTTACGTTCGGTTGATAGTCGCAAGCAAAAGATACCTCGGATGATCCTGTTATGTTATCATCTGAATCTCTTGCGACTTGCGTCATTGTTGCTGTGTATGAATATCTGAATGCCATTAGAAACCACTCCCATATATTATAGTGTCCTGTTCAGGTTGGATGTAATCAATGCCAAACTTATTTAATATTCCCAATCCCCTTTTCCGCAAACTCTTACGAGATGTTTCAGAGAGTGTTTCGGAAGTATCCAATTGTTTGTAGTCAATATCATCAGCTCTTTCAATCATCCCTAATGCCATACTCACCTCTAACTTATCCGATAAGGTCGGATTAATAGAATACATGGATAGGATAAGGTTCCCCCTATCCTGATCATCCATGTAGTTCTGAAATGCTGAAAGGTTGGTATATGACATGATAGTTATGATTAATATAAAGCTGTACCAGTTGATGTGTCGTCTGTGACTAAGATAGCCATTGATTTACGGCAAGTAAGCATAGGAAGTCCACTTAAATCAGATTCAATACTCAACTCACCTTTTTTAGAAAGAACAGAAAGTAATACATTACCTGCTGAAGTAGCATAGTTATAATCACTATCCGGCAATCTTTGTTCAGGTGACAAAGTATACATGTAATCTCCTAAGTTTGTTCCAATTGTGGCTGCCACACGACCATCCAAGAATGCGTTATCGCTTTCCATAGGAGTGTCAATATCACCATTTGCACTTGCAATATCAATAACTGCATCAATTTCCGTAAGAGCCGGTATCTTATACTGACCCTCCAATTTGATATTTATATCATCAATAGAAGGAGCATCTGAACTCTTGATCTTCTTATTTCCTGTTGTAATATAGGTAGTCAATGCGTTTTGTGTACTTGACTGTGCAAGAATTTTACGAACCTCATCAGGATTGATAGCTAAAGTATCTATTCTGATATGCAAGTCTTTCCAAACTCGATAAACGAATGTACTTAAATCTTTCAATGCAGTTGCATTTGTTTCATCGCTCCAAACGTAAGGAACATGGTACTTCTTTACTTGAAAATCAATTGCAAAAGGAATTTGGGATAAGTTTTTCGTCTTATCAATGGTAGCCGTACCATTACTCCACTCTTCGAATGCCAATTTATCCATAGTGGTTAAAGGCATACGAGCGATAGGATCAAATTTTTTTCTTAACATCTGTGTACGTTGGTCAGTTAACTGATCAATGACAGTTTGATTTATCGCACCACCATTCGAGTTGGTCACATAATTAGAGATATAATCTTCTAATTTCTGCAATTCTACCAATTCATCCGAAGTCATAGGGAATATATTACCAAAGTGAGGAAGTTGACCATACGTAAATGCAGGTTTACTCGTATTGATAATTGGTTTCCCTGAATGACGATCAACAAGTGATGCCATAGGCACACGACCGATAGCTTTTTCTATTCCTTTCCAATCCTTTGTTTCATTGAAACGTGGAGTAAAGTACTTAGAATATTGAGGTTGCGTCATTAGCGGTTCAAGCATAGTAATCATTGCTTGAAACTTACCGCTATCTGTTACTAAATCTATAAATGGTATCATAGTTCTTTATTTTAATATAACAGGAATCTTCCTGTTGCGTTCAATATTCCAATCTGTTTAGCAGAAAGTGGAGCAGCGAAATAAGTAGTATCCACATCCTGAAATATCCATCCTACAGCGGTTATTCTCTCCCCACCTTCAACATTATGCACTCTCTCTCCTAAAAGAGCATTTGCAGAATATTTCAATGTAGGTGTCGCACCTGCTGCAACTGCATTTTCTAAAGATTGACCTGCTATAGCTCCATCACAAGCTGCTGATAATGTAAGAACATCATAAGCTGTATTTGTTGTTACAATAGCATTAATAGTCACTGCTGTTCCTGATACATATACTGCATCACCAACTTGAAAAAAATGTCCTTTATTAACTTCGGGAGCACTAGAAGTACCTCCGATAATATCAGCATTTTTTACAACGACAGCAATACGTGTGGTAAGATCAACATACAAAGGTGTGCCTATAGGTAGATCCACTCCTGCATTCACATTAAAAGGGGACGCAATGTAAGCACCACCATTTGATAGCGTACGTTGCATATTATAGTTCCAACAAGCTTTTTGTGGAGCTGTCCCATCAACTATACCGAAATCTTTTGACATAATTATTTCTTTTTATTGTTTTCTAGGATTCTTTTTATAGAATTATCCAAATCCTTATCGGTTACATCTTTGGACTTATGAGAAGGATCACCTGATCCAAAATCTTTAAATCCTCGTTTCGCCATTAAAGACTTGTAGGTGGCAACAGCTTTCTTTATGTCTTCTTCGGAAGAATCAATTTTCAATGTAGCACGTACATATTTCTTATCTTCCGCTTCCAAACCTTTAGAATTCAAATCAAACAATTCCTCAAAAGACTTTTCTTTTTTGGTCTGTTCATTCTCTTTCTTTGAAGCCTCGAACTCTGCTTTGAGTTGATCAATCTCCGCTAACTTAGCCTTTATTTCCTCAGGAAGTTCTTTGGGTTTTTCTGGAGGATCTTTAGACTTATCCTTTTCCTCTAGTTTCTTCCTAGTTTCCGTACGAATCTTATCTGCAAGGGCTTGAAGACCCTTAGCGGTCGGCGTTGGATTTTTCAACTCATTTTCTAACTCTTCTGTTGTATATTCCCTTAATGACTTTGGTTTATCCATAAATGTTTTGGCTTTACCAACCCACTTATTCAGATCCTCCTCTGTTTCAAAAGAAATCCCATCTCCGAGTGTTTCATCAATACCCTCAGCTTTGAGTTTACCGATTACTTGTTCTTTTTCTATTGCCATTAGTATAAAAATTTTATATTACAAATATATTATTTAATCTTAAACAAACAAAACTTTTGTTTATTTTTAATATCCATTATCCTCCATTGACACCATTAGGATTAGGCAAACTATTATCAATTGGCTTAGTGGTAGTTGAGGCTGTTGCTTCTTGTTGTGTCACATCAAACTTTTCTTTAATAGCTTTTACCGTTGCAGGGTCATTGAAATCAATTTGACTTGCTGCACGTTCATACGTAGTCAAATGCGCACCAACTGCAACTGACAAAGTATTTATCAAATCATCAATTGAACTGGGAAGCAACGAATTATAGGTAAATGATATATCCAAATTAAGGATATTTTCATCTTCAAGTATGACCGCCCCCATAGATTTAAGTATAGAGATGCATCTACGTATCATATCGTCCCATACAGCCTGTTTTTCTGCCATCTTGGCGAATACATGGGTAAACATAAGGGACATTGATTTGCTGCTTAAATTGCCCGATACCGCTTTAGTAAGCAACTCATATAAATCAGGATAAGTAAAACGATAAATATCTTTCTCGTTATTCTCCATTTCAAGTTTTACACTTTCGGGGGCACTGGATATTTCCAAATATTTCATATCTGCCGTTCCCGAAGTCGTACCTTCCAAGGAAGATCCCGAAGATTGTATCTCATAAATCTTTACCGCATCATTTATTTTTGGTTTGGTTGCCAATTTACCATGAACGACTAATGCCGGGTTACCAATTCTAACATTCACATCTGAATGTTGCGATCTAGCATAATCCTGCTTATCAATCAGATCGCGGACAAACCAATATTCGGGATAGTCCTGCTCAAAGTAAGCGAAAAGAAGTTTATCTTTTATAGGTGATTCCTTTGGATAACCTGCAACCAATTCAAGACCTTCATATCTGTACCATTTATCCTGCAAGTATAATTCGGTAGTATCTACATCCTGATATAGAACGCCATCTACTATTTTATCTCTAAGGTAACGAATAACAATGCAGTCCATCTTCCCATTTTCATCCTTATGCCGGTATATCTCATATCCCTTACCGATAGATAAGACTTTGCCTTTTATCTTCTGTGATTCTTCATCATAAAAGAATTGAATGGCTGCACGCGTTTCAATACCTGTGATCTTAGCTACCTCCCGAAGCAACGTAATAATATTTGATTTATTCCAAACATTATCCATCCAATTTTGATAAGACTTGATATCCTTATCTACGTCTGAGGTAAATACGATATTCAATCCTTTTCCCATAAGCCAAGAAGAGGCTGTCATAATTATTTGTTGCTGATAGGGTAAAGCCAAACGGGTATGTGTCTTTTTGTGAGGTATCCATTCAGATTTATTCGTTTCAGGGTCAATCTCTTTCTCCTTTATCCATTCGTCCCTAAGTTCAGGATCATGCAAGATCTTATGGTCGTTATTATAGAATCGGATGCTCTTTCTAACGTCCCCTAAAGTAAGTCGACTTTGGTTCTTTTTCAATAGATTCAATTCTTGACCTATATCGTTCAGTGTTAATATCTCTTCTGCTTTCATGATTATAATTTTATTTGTTCAACTCCTATTTCATCAGATGGCCATGCATCCTCATCCGATAATTCATTTCCCTCATATCCTATTTCATTTATCAATCTTCTCAACATTGATAATGAATCAGGTGCATCATCATGTTGATCTTTCTTTCCCTTGACATAAGCGGTTACTTGCTGCATGAACAAATCATAATCACTCCCGTCTTTATATCCTGTCGGATTGGTTTCTTTATTATAAGGCGAACGGAATACGATATGTTTCTTTATCCAAAAGGCATCAGTCAATATTCTTGTTTCCTTGTTTGAGGTTGTTTGCTTCCAATAGAATGAAGTGTTAGGAACATCTTTCTCAATATTCTTTGCAAACAACTTACCTCCATTATTACTTTCAAATCTAGCAATATCTACTTTATTATCAATGAAGGCACCCTTAAGCATAGGTTCGGTAAGCTCCATCTCCATTTGGGTAAATATCACATCGGATAAGTAATACAAATTTCCTTTTTTCTTTGCCATCGGGCAAGATAAGTAATCCGTTCCCGTATCAGCCGTATCGCATACACATATATTAGATTCCCACATGGTAGGTTCGTCCGTGTAGAACATTAATTCTGATGCCTTGAATAGTTGACCCTTGATATCTATAGGTTTCTGCATGTATTCAGCCGACCAAGTCATGGGAGATATCTTTCTTTTTGTTTTTAGATATTGATCAGTGCTTTGTACCTCTTCGCAAAAAGACTTGTTATCCTTATTCAGTGCAGGTATACTAACAATATAGTCGTAATCGCTTATATTACGACCTATTACATCGTTTTTAGTCCAACGGGTACCAATGTCTATCCTACAGCAATTACCCTCTAAACGTGATCCCATTGCAGACTCATCCCATGATACTATTCGCTCATTTGTCAAGTCCGACAAGGCATCTTCCATCTTTTTAAACAAGTCATCTGTTATTGCTAGTAAAGAAGAACCAAAACCAATAATTGACCCCCCAACTCCGGCACCGAAATAAGAGGTTTGCTTTGCGGTATCTAAAGATATTTGTTTTGCATTGTTTATTTTAAGTGATATTGAGTTTTCAAAGCATTCATGCCACTTAGAATCAGTCAACATCTTGCTCACATCTTTAGTAAGTTTCATATGTAGGTCAGCCGTACAGGTATTTCGCATAATTGACCCTTCTGGGAAGTGACCCAACATAAAAGAGCAAAAAAGAGATGTTAAATAGCTTTTCCCGGCACGTGGCGGAGTAGATATAGCTATTCTTATCTGATTGCCAGTACTATAAGCATCATAAACCATTTGGAATGCCTTTATAGCTTCTCCTAATGCCTTGCGTTTAGAGAAAAAATCAACATCCCAATAAAGACAATAAGACCTGAAAGAACCCTTTTTTGCTTCACGCCTCCAAATTTCTTTCTGTGCTTTAATGGCTAGTTCTATGTTTTCCCTATTATTCATCTTTCACTATTTGTGCGTCTTCTACATTACTTGCCAATTCCTTTAGTTGTTCATCGCTGAAATTACTCATATCGTTGGATTTTTGGTTGTTTTCAGGCGTTTTATCCCATCCCATAAGTCCGATAAGGGCATTTGCGGCACTAATTTTGTCATACAACAGTAATTCCTGCCCTGAACGAGAGTATTTTATGCCCCTGAAAGCCGTACGCATCGATCTGCTCCACTCTTTCATCGGTTTGAATATAATCCTGCCCATCTCGTCCTCTTTATAATAATCAACCGCCTCAACGTCGATTACCCTTTTTAATGTAATAGCTACGTCTTGTCGGTTAATAGTCTTCAATACTCGTCTATCGTCGTAGTATTGGTTTATTTTTTTGATAACAAAATCATCTGTGCATAAGGATGAGGCTTTCTCCATTGCGTCCACGTCTGGCAATATATCATTGAACGCAATATTATAAGCCTTCGCAGGGTCTTTGCCTGAAGCAACTAACCTTGCGAAGGTATCTCTCTTTTCATCGAGAGAGTATTTAGTTATGGAATTAAGAGTTGCCATATTTTATCCTTTTTAAAAGATGCCCCTCCAAGCTAGTAGTCCAACGTACATATTTCAATTTTTAGCCGTTGGCGTGCATTTGCTACTTTTAAACTACAACGGGAAACAGGGGCAATGCGCTTTCCATCTAGAGCGGAAAATATAGGATTCGAACCTATGACCCTTCGCTTAACAGGCGAACGCTCTAACCTCTGAGCTAATTATCCTTCTGCACCAACTTATATTTCTCGTGGTGCCAGAGTTTTGTTACACTTATGTTCCCTAACAGTAACTTCTAGGAGCTTATCGCTCGAGCTACACCAATTATTTTAGATGTGGCATCTCATTATATCCTTTGCACAGAAAGTCATACTCGCTATAAGTCAACTCACCTTTGATATATTCTTGATAATATCTAGGTTTTGGACTTTGATTTACTTCTCTTATCGAACTACATGAGCACATAAGAGAACAAATTCCGAAAAATATAAGTTTTTTCATTTGACAAATATACTTATTAATCTCAAATAATGATATTTTTTCACAAACTTTTATCTTATACCCAATCTTGCCAACGTCTTATACATTGACTTGATATTTTCTGCATAGTTCGGGTCAGTGGCATATTTCTTTGTCCCTGATTGCAATAACTCTACAAACTTAATAGGATCGTTTCGATACTTCCAAGCTTCGGTAAATCCTTCCAATACCTTATTGTGGTCTAAGATAGCCTCGTGTAAAGAATCATAATCCCTAAACCATAACTCTGCCACGTATTTATTGTTTCCTGTCTTCAATTTGACACAAGAAACGATTCTTTCTCCTACTTGAAGAACAGGTTGTTTCTTAAGTATCTCGGTCGTTCTTATCAATACCCGTTTCCCTTTCCATGAAGAGGTTGCCTTGACACCCCAAAGATTGAATTCACCTATCTTACTTCTCATCCAACCTGTCTCCCAGCATGCTTGTGCCGTAATGAACAATGGGGATACTCCACAACCGACCGCCTCATTGTAAATTCCTTGTGCTATTTGCTTATTCTTTTCACTCATAATCAATATCCAATTTGTTTTTTAATTTTACTAATATCACCTTCGTAAGGGAGTATCACCATTTTACCTCCATCTGGTAACTTAATATGATAATTTTTTCCCTGATATTTTAAATCTGCAAAAGTCTTACACTCATACCACTCTTTAGATAAATATCCATCACTATAATGGCATATATCCAACGAGTACGTTACGCCCACTCCTACGTCTGACATCATATTGTCAACCGCAAACATAACGTCATAAAAGTGAAATCCTTTTAAGCATTCATCAAACTTCTCTTTTATTCTATCACGTCTTATCGCAATAAACATTCCATCAACAGTACATACAGGTACCAAATCATTATTTCTGAATGCAGGAGAGAATAAGATATATTTAGGAGGACCTGGTTTATACTTATTATACTGAACCAACGTCCCGATACTTTGACCGCCTTTACCCAACCAACCCGATCTATCCCAAACGTTACTGCCCACCACTCCGATCACTCCATATTTCGGATGTTTCTCGAATAAGTCATAAATGATCTTATCAAATCCATTCGTTAAGATGTTTACGTCATTATGGCAAAGGATAATTGTATCGTTCTTACTTTCTTTAATCGCTTCATTATATGCCTTACAAATAGAGGTATATCCTAACTTAGGAATTACTTCTAAGTTAGTAATGCTCTTTTCATTGATATTATCCAGGAATTTTTTATCCTTTGATTCGTCCAAAGTGCAATATGCCAAACTAACTCCTATCATATCCAATGTAATTTCCACCGTTAACCTCTTCCTGAAATAATGGTTCATTCTTTTTAATGAGCCTATTCTTCTCTTCTTGCGTCATGTTCGGAATACTAGCCTCTGCATACATATCCATTGAGTGAAGATACATATTGATCCAAACAGGAGTAGGATAACCGGTTCCACAATGACCTAGCAGCCCAGCTTTTTTTGCCCTAATCGAATAGCCTACATCTTCCCATCCATACCTGTCATACTTCTCGTTATAATATCCAATCGTTTCAATGCATTTTCTATCCATAAAGAAGTATGCACCTATATAAGGGTTACGAGAGACTACCGTATCTCCTGAACCTGAAACAATATCTATTCCTTTAAAATCCAACCCTGCCAAGTAATGTACGTCATATCTATTAGACCATTCAATGATTTTCTCTTGCCAACCATCAATAACAGGAATGCAGTCGTCATCAAATAGGAATATATATTCTTTTCCATCTTCATAGAACTTATGAATCAACTCATTCTTTGAATATGAAGATCCACGTCTTTCCTTATCTACAAAAATAGTTGGGAAATACTCAATTAACCTAGGATCTACTTTACGTATCCCGCAAGTAACTACTCCAATTCCTACGTTACTTTCCATTTATTACCTCCTCTACCAACATTTTAAATTCTTCAAAACTCATTATCTCTCTTCCTTCACCACCTTGACCTTTCACTTTAGCAATGAACTCTAATTGCTCAGGGCGAAGTTTATCTGCTCCAACCTTTATATCCCACGCGTGAAGTACTCCTTTAAAATAGAATACCAAGTCGGTTGTTCCTTTCATAACACCAATAGCCTTAAGACCTGCCATCCTTGCAGCACCAGCCGATCCTTGCATTGCCGTAGTCAAGTTATTATTCACTGCAAACATTAACCCCCTATATTCAGGGTATGTATTGTGAAACCAAAGAAAGCATTCGCTTTGCAGTTGGTTATGGTTTTGCTTCTTCGGTTGCATTTTTTTCTTCTTTTAAATTCCAAACTTCTGCTATTTTATTTGCGTACCACTCTGTCGTATATGCCCGATACTCATTCGAACTACTCTCTAGCCCGAAATAGTCCTCCATATGTTTGCATATGTGAGTACCTTCGTGGGTACATTCTCCTGCGTCAAACTTATCTGAGTTAAGAATTACTAGATAACCAAAATGCTCACTTATTTTATCCTTTACTAAATATACAGTGGCATTAATATTACTAGAAAATGTACTAGCATTAAAATCTCTTTCATCCTCCTTATTTTCTTCTTCCGAAGTAGGATAGTAGATTTTAAACTTTTCCGTCAACTCTTTGTAATTCGTATTCTTTGCCACGAACAAGCACCGAGGGAACATGGTTTCAAACTCTTTAATCATCTTTTTCTAATTTTTAATTACAACAAAGATAATTATTTATTTGTAAGCTAAAGTTAATCTATGGTTAAACTTGATTAATAGAAACGGTTTTCTATTTTTTGAAATATTTTTTCGGGGATGGATGCTCGATTCTCAAAAATCTGAAAAGGGTAAGCACCCCACATCAATTAACTATTGTTAACATCAATTGGCTATAATAGTTTGGCGACGTAGTTATAATGTAGTATATTTGTAGTGTTGATGAGATAGGGGTTCGCCGGTGGGCGGCCATGGTGGGCGGGATTTATCAACGGGTATTATAGATTAGTCGAGAGAGAAAGGATGCGAAAGCAAAACAGTTAAGACGGCTTTCGGCTAATCATTGTAATGCAGTCTACGAAGACGGTTACAAGACGTTGAATGATGCAGAGTACAATATGAATATTATAAACAATTAAAAAAAGTCCCGCAAGGGCAAATGGAATGAAAAAAGAAGGAATTGAATTAGAAAGAGAAATAAGCAAGAGCTATTTTGCTTATGAAATATTAAAAAATCACGGCATCAATACAAAACGTGTTGGTGCTGAATTGTTTGCAGAACAAATTTCTGCAAACACAAACAATGGATTGACCTTCAGCGAATGGCTGAAGGTTGACGAAGCACACAACATGGTGGGAGATGAAGAATTAATGGATTGGTTAGGATATTAATTAATTAAATACATAAAGATATGAAGACGAAGACTTTAAGTGCTTATAAAGCGTCTTATAGACGCGCAAAAACCCAAACTGGTAAACAAAAAATCATGAATGAAGCAGTCAACAATTTGACTGCTAAAGATAGTAGAGCATTTGTCACCTGGCAACAGGATAGACAGGCTCAAGGTGTCGAAGAAGACCATCAAAGCCATATTAACAATTCTTATTTTAAATAATTTTAACGCTTCGCTATCGGCATGACGGGCAAAAATTATGGGGAAAATATTAAGCAAGGAAAACACTCTTATTCTGAGAGCATGGGTAGAATTAAGTCATTTAATAGATTCTGATTTTGAACTAGAATCAGAACAAATAATCTCTCTTTTAAATAAAGAGGGGAAAAAGGCTTATTATTTGGAAAATAAGTTGGGAGCCTCTATTATTGTAATAGAGGGAGAAGAAAAATCAACAGTGGTATGCTGCTGGAATTTATTTGATACTATATTTAATGATAGTGATTTTTATGTAGTAATAGGCGTAGACACCTCTCTGTTGAAAGATTTTGCTTTTTCGATAGAGACAAATTATTATGCAATAAGGGATGCGTTTCACGCTTCCCTTGAAACTCATACTTATGAGATATTGGAGTATTGATGAAAATATAGAAAAAGAATAAATAAAACGGCGTGCTAGATGCCAACAACAAGTCCGTGGGCAGCGGCAAAAAAATATGAGTAATTTTATATGGTATAAAGGAATTCGCATTGAGCGAGTAGGAACTTTTAACAAGATGTATAAAGTTCCTGGTCTTCTAATAACCGAGTTTTTTACTTTAGCTAAGGCTAAGAGATATATAGATAAGTCTTATGAAAAAGATCGCTAATTGTAAAAGCAAAGCAGGCATCATTTACGGGTGCCTGTATTATTGTAGCGTTACAAGACGTTACGTGTATTTCCCGAAAGGGAGATACGCGGATGTCTACGAAAGTACAGAGATTGATGGAATCGAAAGCTATCTATCAACTCTATCAATTCCATTATTTTTGAATTACTTAAAATTTTATAAAAAGTAAAACTATGAATAAAGAAACTAAAATGAGTTTGAAAGAACTTCGCTCGTTTTTGAACATTCAATCTGTGTATACAGATACGATGCTTCGGAATTTAATTCTGCGTAACGGATATTTGTGCAATAAAAAAACGTAAGTAATTTGTGTTATCGATATATATAACGAAGTAACAATTTTCGAAATAAAGGAACTATGAGAAGAAAAGAAGATTCGATGCGGGTTATTATGCTAGCATTAAAATGGATGTTTATCGCTATGCTGGCAATATGGATCTACTTAAATGTAGACCTATGTATAATAATAATGAGTTCTGGAATATCTCTTATTATTTTAATAAGTGTAATTCTTGGTCGCTGGCTTACTAAAAAAGGACATAATTTAATAAAATAACTATGAAGAGAATTGACAAGACGGGCGGATTACGCCCATATAGGGGAGGTTTATACTTATTCATAATAAGTTATACCTCCGGACGGATTGAATACGCCACAGGGCGCCTAAAAAGACAAATACGGCAATACACTGATAAAGATATTGAATCAATAACAATCGACTTGGAATTATGAATATACACAGATTCATTATAATAGTAGAAGGCAAACATGTTGCCTTTTGCCAATACCCAGCGAAATTGTATGGCTACAACACAATCGAACAAGCCGAAAAGGCATTTACCGAATGCTTAGGCAATTTACAAATAGGAAGATATACGGGTGCCGATCTTACTATCTATGATACAGAGGAGTGGCACTATACTAAAATGGAAAAAATATTATGAGAACTGGTACACCAATTGAACATTTCCCCGAACTCGTTAATCCGAAGCTACTAAACAAGGATTATTTCTTTAATATAGTGACTTCGGGAATATCAAGATTCGATTTTAGAAACATTGTATATAAACTTCCATCTGATGCAATAGATGTCTTGATGGAAGGGTCAAGACGTTGGTATATCTGCACGCGTGGCATCCTTTGTTACGCGTGCAGTCTGTATGGTTATGTGAGGAAGACTAAAATTACTTACTATAGCAAATCTGTTCCTCCCTCCGAAAATAACTTGGGCGCAAAACTGTATTTTCTTCCTTGGGATAAGATCAAACAATATAAGGAGCCGCGTATTTGGTTTCTGAATAGACGGACGAAGCCATCTATGAAACAAGCTTACAAATGGTTTATAGCTGATAGGCTTAAGGCAAAGAGATTATATGACAATCCTTTATACTCCCCGATGGATTATAGAGAAGAAGTGAAATATAACCAATGCAAGGACGGAATTTTTGTAGATTCGTCAGGAATTATATGGATCATCAAGGTAAATCAGAGCCATCACTACTTTTTTGTACAGTGGCTATCCATATCTACTCATAATATACTAATAAAAAGGTGATATTTGATAAAACATCAAGTATCAACGAAACCTCAAAAAAAGTGGCTAATTTGTTAATATTCACTTAATATTAAAGTTTTGGTGTTTATTTTATTAATATAGCCACTTTTATTACTATTTGTGAATAAAGCTTATCCTAAAACCCACTACCCTATAGGTATTTGATAATCAATAGGTTGTATTAAATAACCTTTTTAAACACTCTCTATTAAGAGCTTATTATCAATTAGTTGTATTACTTTATGCACTTTTTCTACTTTCAGAAATAACGTAAACTTTACATACAAAAAACAAGTATATCTCTCTATTAAATAAAGCTTTTTAACTTAATATATATCTATTACTATTTCTATATACTTTACTAATACTATATATAATATATAATATATAATATATAATATAATATACTTATTATAAGGTAGTTACAGGGTAGTGGTTTTTAAGATGTTAAAATATATACATTAAAATATGTTTTTTAATGTTAAGTCACTGATTATCAGCTAGTTAGCTTTGTTAAAAATTAAAAAAATTAAGAATTACGGTTTTGGTGATTTTATTAAGTTACTGATTTAGAGATGGTTAGTTATTTTCTGATTATGATTCACTTAGATTATTTAGGTTTTATTTTTTCAGAAAACGATTATCAAAAAAAATAAATATGAAACATATGGAAGCAAAAAAAAATGAATTAATCAAAGTCACTCAGAAAGGCGACAGAGAGGTAGTATCTGCTAGAGATCTGTACACCGGGTTGGGTATGGAAAAATCGAATTGGTCTAGATGGTCAAAGGCGAACATTGAAGATAACCCTTACTTTAAAGAATTAGAGGATTGGGAGGGGTTCGTCATAATGACGAACGGTAATGAGATTAAAAATTACGCGATCACTTTGGACTTTGCAAAACATCTTGCAATGATGGCAAATACCGAAGTTAGTAAAAAATACCGTGACTATTTCATCGCGTGCGAAAAGAAACTGAAAGAGGTATATAAGGAAATAGAAGAAGGAATCAAGAGCGGGGATTACATCAAGTTATCCCCAACCATTAAATTCCGATTGATGTACGCTCTTGCTGTCGAGGAAACTTTTAGCGTTGCCGAGATGCAGGAAGTCCTTATGAAAACGGATGCGATGGTTAAGTATTCGGACATAATGTGGTGGATGGCCCAATATGGCTTTTGGAATGCCAAAAAACGAGAGATAACCAGTCACGGCAAGGATTATATCACTTACACAAGAAACCTGCTCACACATGAATATGAGTTGCGTTTTACAAAAAAAGGCGTTCTTTGGTTTTCAAAGCATTTCAGGGACATCAATTTTGAAATACATGACATACCGGAATGCGGAATACTAGAACGGGAAATTGAGGATCTGAAGAGATGGGAAGAACTTACCTCCAAAGCCAATTCGTATGATAGGTTTTTGGATGCGCGTAATCAATATCTGCTGAAGCATGAAATCAGTCAGGAAGTAGAACATAAGGAATTGATCGAAAAACATACACAAATATGAATAAAAAAGAAATTACATCAAAGCGATTAGTTGCTGCTAGCTTAATATTTGCAGCTATTGTAATAATTTTCTTATTTGGATTTGGGCTTATTTTTTGTTCCTGCGAGCAAAATAACGAGCCGGTAACAAAACATACGTTGTGGCTTACGAGTGTTGACATAGAGAAACAAAATGTCTACATGTATGACATTAATCTCAATAAAGAGGTTACGATTAAATACAACAAAGACTTATTTAAATTCTCCCTTATTAAACTTTACGAATGTGCAGTAGCTCATCCGGAGTTTACCTTTTATTATTTGAATTATTTTTATTACTCAATTTAAAAACATGAAAACATTTATAATTATATATGTAGCATTTTTGCTCATGTTTTGGTTGATGATAGGAGGTTTTAAAATGGACGATTTACTAGTAGCTTTAATAGCAGGCTTTCTTCCTATTTATAGGATTTATATGTAAAAAGATAGGTGAACACGCCGGGAGAAATGATTTTTGGTATAAAAAATAGAAATTCGGGTTAATCTACGTTAAACGTAGTACATATGTAGAAATAATGTATTAATTTTGAAGATATGAAAGAAAAAATTGAAATTAAATCAGTATCAGGAAGTGTGTTATTTACTTACGAATGTGAGAATAATACGATTTGCAAAACGGTAGAAAAAGCAATTTCTAGTTATGAGAACTTGCGTGGTGCGAACTTGCGTAGTGCGAACTTGCGTGGTGCGGACTTGAGTGGTGCGAACTTGAGTGGTGCGGACTTGAGTGGTGCGGACTTGAGTGGTGCGGAATTGAGTGGTGCGGACTTGCGTAGTGCGAACTTGCGTGGTGCGGACTTGAGTGGTGCGGACTTGAGTGGTGCGGAATTGAGTGGTGCGGACTTGAGTTATGCGGACTTTAATGAAGGAACATCATTTCTTTTATCTCAATGTCCAGAAGGAAGTTTCATTGGATGGAAAAAATGTGGTAACTATATCGTTAAGTTATTAATTACAGAGAATTCAAAAAGATCATCTTCCACCTCACTTAAATGTAGATGCTCCAAAGCTAAAACTTTGGAAATTCAGGAAATTGATGGTTCTAAATCAGAAATAACCGAAATATGTTCGAATAGAGATAGCGAATTTATTTATAAAGTAGGTGAACTTTCAGAAGTACCTGATTTTGATGAAGATAGATGGAACGAATGTTCTTCTGGAATACACTTCTTTATATCTAGGGAAATGGCAGTTAAATATTAATCAAATGAATGCAAAAGTAAAGAACATAGTAGTACGTGTGAATCTTAAGGAGCTGGGAATCATTAAGAAGAAGGCGAATGAAAAAGGGTTGCCTATGTCAACCTTCTTAAGGTTGCTAGCCCTTAAAGAATGAAATTTAAAATAAAATAGAAATGAGTAAATTAATAGGTTTAACGCTCAACAACAAGTTGGGCATCTTACAAGCGCAGTCTTGCGAGTTTTCAACATCATCCGATAAGCTGATCACTATCAAGGGAGGCGTTGGAACAGGTAAAACGACATTGAATAAGGCAAGCCAAATTGCTTTGGGTGCCGGGAGTGAACGCGAAACACCGGTAGATATGAAGGCTTATAACGGTGCAGACGTAGAAATACAAATCACATATGGGGAAACGCCAATATTTATGCGTACCGTTTACAAAGACAATAGCATGACTTCTACGCTATACATCAAAGATGTTGACGGGAAGAAAGTTACTAATCCTGTAATCAATGGGAAGAAGATCACAGCAGCTGGGATGCGAGATATATTGAAAACACAGCTTACTTTTGGAATATCCGAGTTTATCTCCGAAGATCCTCGCGTCCAAATGTCGTGGATGATGGAGGTATACAAAGATAAGTTGAAAGAAAAGGGAGTTGTCTTTGATAAAAAATCACCTAACTATCAAGGATCGTTACTTTATCAATTGGAACAGGCAAAGATGAAACGCTCACATCTTTACGAGCACATGCGTGGATTGAATGGTTTTCGCGCTGCACTTGAATCAGAAGGATTGCGAGAAACATCTATTCCTGATTATATTGATATTGCTTCAATTGAGAAAGAAAAAGCGTTATCGACAAAGAAGTATTATGAAACCTTGCAAGGGCTTGAAAGTAAGTTGAATGACATCAAGGTAAAGTCAAAGGGAAGCACTTCTTTCATGGATAGCTATAATTCCTCACTAGAAGAGAAAAAGAAGATTGTAGACGACCGCAACCGCTTTAACGTGGATGCATTCAATAAGGACATTGATTCACAAATAGAAAAAAGGAATGAAATTCATAAAAACATCCAATTTTTATCTGAAGCAGGCGCACCTATCAAAGAGTTGAACGATTGGTTTGAAAAATTACCTGCAGTTCCTAAAAAGAAGGAATTTGAGGAATCGGAGGTATTGGCTATCCGTAAAAATGAGAGAGGTAACTATATTCACGACAAACAATATCCCGATGAAGTGGAAAAGTTTTTCAATGATTTGGAATCTTATCGTAAAGAATACTTAGCCATTGAAAAAGAGAAATCGGAAGTCAAAGAGCCTGAAGATGTTTTCACTTCTCAAATTGATGCAGCCAAAGCAAGCAATCGTATTGCAGAACGTTGGGCGTCCTTCTTCGACCATCAGAAGGCGGACGAAGAAGTAAAGAAAATATTTTCTGAATATAGAAAGATATTCACATCAATAAATCTCGGTGTTGAAGGTTTGAGGATTGACATTGTGGGCAATGAAGACGACATGAATTTGAGGACGGTTTATAACGGTTCGCATAATCCTAAGTTGTTCGGCAATTTGAAAGCCGAGTATCGTCCCATCAGTTCTTATTCGGAAACGCAAAAAAACATATTGGCAATTTTGATGCAAATCCATCTGCTGGATGAGAAGAAGAAGGCGGGTGATGATGCATTGCGATACATGTTTATCGAGAGTCCGATGGACACGAAAACAAGAGACATGCTTATTGAGTATCAAAAGAAGTACGATCTTCAATTATTATGCACCGTTACCTGTGATGTAGATGTGCAGGATATTAAGGACGGTGAGATCGTTATCGAGAACGGATATTTATTAACTAATAAAAAATAAAATGATATGAGAAAGAAAGTTCCTGAAGGAAGTGAATATGTAGATTTCTCGATTGAAGGGGATAGAGTAATCACGGAATGGATTCCAAAAGAAAGTGAGAGAGTCACTAACTACGAAGATGCACTAATGGTTCTACAAAAGAAGGAACCGACTTATTTAAAAGATATGCCTAAACATGTGCAAGCATATTATAAGCTTTGCACGATTTGTGAAGCATTGAATCTTGGACATACGAAAGAAGAGAGAGTATACTATTCTTGGTGGTATACGAAAGAACTTCATGCGGGTGTCGCGGCTCGTGCTTCGGTTGGCGGCTTGGCGTTTGCGAGTGCGAGCTCGGGGTTTCGGCTTTGCTCTTTCGACAAAGCAACAGCTCTCTATTTAGGGAGCGAAAGATTTATCAAACTATGGAAAGAATATTTATTATAAATTTTAAAATTATGAAAACAAAATTTTTAGGAAAGAAAGTAATTGTACGCGGCGACAGAAGTGGCGTATATTTTGGCACGTTGAAAGCAAAAGAGGGTCATGCAGTAAGATTAGTGAATGCAAGAAAGATATGGTACTGGGATGGTGCTGCTGCTATTAATCAATTGGCGGTTGACGGAACATCAAAAAAAGACAATTGCAAATTTACCGTTTACGTGGATTCTATCGAAACATCAGACGAAATAGAAACAATACCTTGCACGGACAAGGCTATCAAATCAATTGAATCAGTAGAATTATGGAAAGCTTAATTGAAGAATTTGTAAAAATAAGATCTGGATATGGCGATGGCTATGGCTATGGCGATGGCTCTGGCTATGGCTATGGCGATGGCTCTGGTATAATATCTGTAAACAACAAAAAAGTTTATAAGATAGATGGATTGCAAACGATAATCACCTCTGTGAGAGATAATGTAGCGAAAGGTTATATCTTACAGAGTGATCTGACATTAACTCCTTGCTTTATAGTTAAGGAAGATGATAAATTTGCTCACGGTTCAACTTTGCATGAGGCATTTGCATCTTTGCAGGAAAAGTTGTACAATGATTCTTCCGAAGAAGAACGCATTAGCAAGTTCAAAGAACATTTTATCGACTTCGACAAGGCATATCCTGTGACAGAATTGTTCATCATGTTCTTACAGGCAGCTGCAAGGCAGGACGGGAATCATTCGCAAAGGATCATGAAATCGACATTAAGAACGATGCTATGACGATACATGAGTTTATTAATATCACTAAAGATTCCTTTGGTGGAGATATAATTAAAAAACTATTATGAAAGAATTTGATTTATCAAAAGTAAAAACGCCATCCAATCCTACGGGGTTGAAGGTGTGTAACAGAAATGGTGGAAATATTGAGATTACAAAAGTAATTGAAAACACCAATTGTTTTTTTCCGATTGTCGCTAGAGGTGATCAAGGATTGACTATGTGTTATATGAAAGATGGGAAATGGGGCGCTTCTGAAAGTGGTTTGGACTTAATGATTAAAGATTGAAAGTTATGGAAGAAAAAGAGTTGACATTGAAAGAACGGTTAGCGATATTAACCGCTCCAATAAGTAATATCAGATGGAGGATACAAGCCAAATATCCTAAAACCGGTAAGAAAACATACTGCATTATCATCCCGTATGTAGATGCAAGAATGGTTCAAGAGCGTTTCGACCAGGCATTCGGGGCAGAGAATTGGCAAAATACGTATAACCCAGAAGATGGAAGTGGCTCTATTTCCGTTAAGATCAATGGTGAGTGGGTAACCAAATCGGATGTCGGTGTTGAATCACAATCAGATGGTGTTAAAGGGAGAGCATCAGATGCCTTCAAACGTTCCGCAGTTCTTTGGGGAGTTGGTCGTGATTTATATTTGGTTGGTCAAAAAACATTGCATCTAAATGATAAGGAAATACCTATTAGCGAAGATGGCAAAATCGAACTTCGTACACCCACAGCTATTACGAATTACATGAACAAGATGTCTACCTCCGTAGGTCTTCTTTACCAAATATGCAACCTGAATAAAAACTTGCAGGTTGATGACAATTTTATGGAACTTCTTAAACAATTGAAAGAATATGTCAAGTAAAGGTATTTTTGATGATTTTGTTGAAGAAACGGCTCAGGTAGTCAAGAATATTCCCGAATCTGAAAAGGAAGAATTAGCATCCAATGAGAAAGTTGAACGTTGGAAGCAAAAAAGGATAGGACTTATTACCTCGTCAAATTTAGGTAAATTGATGAACCTTGATAAAAAAGGTCATATCAAAACTAAAGCAGGAATTGATTATTTGCTTGAGGTAATGCATCAAAGGCAAACAGGAATTGACGAACAGGAAGCATTCGCGAAGGCTTTTGAGTGGGGGCATCAATACGAGGAAGAAGCACTTGATTATTACAATAAAATAACAGGTAATAATGTTCTATCGGCTACATATGGCTTTGATGATATAGTATTCCGTACACCCATTGATGGCTTTGGTGATAGTCCTGACGGAATTACAGAAGACGAAAAAGGGGTTATAGAAATTAAATGCCCATACAATGGAGCTAACCATTTACGTAATTGCGCCTTGTTAGAGTACCATGATGGATTGGATTACTTTTGGCAAATAATAGGGCATTTCATTCCTTCGTACGTTGAATGGTGCGACTTTGTTTCTTACGATCCGCGTTATGCAGATGGTGATCCAAATAAGATTAAGATCATTCGTATTAATCGGGAAGACGTTCAAACAAGAACAGATGAACTGATTAACAAGCTTGACTATTGGAATGGATTGATCAATGAAGGGGATATTACTAAAATAATCGAGGAGGGATAAAAATGAGGTATAATTTTAATAAAGGAATAAATTTATATAAGTGTTGTTCTTACGACGATCTTCGACCCGTTATGAATTGCATTCTATTTCAAGATAACAATGCAATTGCTTCAGACGGGAGAATAATAGTCGTTGCTCCATTATCTGAAATATCCAATTTAGTTAAAGAGGATATGGAAAAATTAAACGGTAAACTTATTTATAGAGATGCATTCAAAGAGATCCTTAGATATGATAGGATAAAAGAAATAGACAATGAAGGGATTATTCTATCAAGAGAATCGAATGAATTTTCCATTAAGGTACTTTTTAATCATTCAGATATTTCAAAATATCCTGATTATAAAAAAGCGATGGAAATAGAGAATAATTATTTAAAAGGTGAAATAGGTTTTTCTATTACATTACTATCTAATATCTGTGATTCAGTTAATAAAAGGCAACCTATTGTTACACCAAACGGAGAGGGTAGGGCACTTAAAGTTAGATTCACTAATAGTAAAATAAAAGCATTAATTATGCCATTCTTATTTGATTAAAAACATGCATCATGGGAATTGATAACGCTCACATTGAGTTATTAGCATTATCTGTAGAATATCTAGGTGTATTCCTAGGAATGCAGGCTGATAATGAAGATTGCAAAGTCAGAGGATTCAGACCTGCATATCTGGGATCTACCTTCGAGAAACAGGTATTAGAGTTTCAGAAAGAGAAAAGTAAAATTTTAAATAAATAAAAGTTATGGAAATTACAGGAAAAGTGACGGCTATCCTACCGATAAAAACAGGAACAAGTAAATCAACGGGTAATGCGTGGGCAACACAGGACTACGTGATTGAAACGGAAGGTCAATATCCGAAGCATATATGTTTCAATATCTTCGGAGATGACAAGATCAAGGCATGCAATATCCAAATGGGTGAAAATATTACTGTTTCGATTGATATTGATGCACGAGAGTACGATGGACGTTGGTTCAATACAATCAGAGGATGGAAAGTTGAAAGACAAGGTGCTACGAGTAATGCTAGTGCTTCGCAATCGAATCAGCCTAACCCACCTATTGAGGCCGGGTCTGATCTTCCTTTTTAATATTAGTTAACCTCGGCTGCTCTTTAATTAGAGCAGCCATTAAAAAATTTAAAGTTATGGATATTAATAAAGAGATTAAAAAAGTTCAGAATTACTTCATTAGAAAGATTCTGAAAGGTGAATTTGAAGAAAAGAAAAGAGATTCTTATTGTGTTACTATTCTCATTGATGGATATCAATTTATTATTTGGACAGGATCTTGCGGATATAAATTTGTATCAACTTACAATAATTGCTTTGGAGAAGAATCAACTTTAATCCAACTGGAATTTGACGATACTCAAAAGAAGAAGATATATGATTTATTATGTTCGAAGAAATAAAGCTTCGCCCCTACCAAAAAGAGTTGGTAAATGCAGTACGTGGGTCATGGAGAAAAGGGAATAAACATGTAATCATGCAACTTCCTGTAGGTGGAGGAAAAACTATTTGCTTTTCTTACATGGCTCAAAAAGCCTCGTTGAAAGGTAATAAAATACTCATTTTAACGCATCGCCAAGAACTAATGGGACAGACTAGTGGAGCTCTTACAAAGTTTCATCTTAATCCGAAACTTATTGATGCGAAAACTAGGGAAATCCCCGAATCAAGTTGTTATGTATGCATGACCAATTCTTTACGCAATAGGTTGAAGCATGATAGATGGAAGAAGTGGTTTGAATCAATTTCCTTAATAATAATAGATGAAATCCATATGCAGGACTTCAATTGGATATTTGATATTACACGAGTAAAAGATATGTATGTAATTGGTGCGACAGCTACACCAAAGCGATCAAATAATCAAGTTGAACTAGCGAAACAATACCAAGACATAGTTTATGGGCCCGATGTGCAAGAGATGATAAACATGGGATATCTTTGTACGGATAAATATTTTTCTGTGCCTATAGACATGAAGGGGGTATCAATTAAAGGAGGTGATTATGATTCCGAGCAAATGTACTCACGATACAATAAGAGTGAGTTATATGCGGGAGTAATAGATAATTGGAAGCGTATATGTCCCGATACGATTACTCTATGCTTTTGCGTAAACATACAACACACGATAAATACATGCCGGGCATTCAATGAAGCTGGGGTAAAATCCAAATTCATTGTTTCAGATTTATCAAAGCCGAAGTTGAAGTCAAATAGTAAAGGAGATTTAAGTTTGTTTAATATTAAGCAACAAGAATATCAGAATTATTTGTCTAATTTTAGACTTTATGGCGGTGAGAGAAAAAAGGTGATTAGCGAATGGGAGCATGGAGAGTTCAAAGTACTTATCAATGCCGGTATAGCGACAACAGGTTTTGATTTTCCACCAATACAGACAGTTATTATCAACAGATCAACAACATCTGATAATTTATTGATCCAAATGATTGGAAGATCTGCTCGTATTTCGGAAGGAAAAGAGTATTTTAATATTCTTGACTTCGGTGATAACTGCTCACGTTTGGGTTATTTTAGGCAGCAACGTGAATATTCACTTTATCACGACAAAAGTAAATCAGGAGGTGGCGTTCCACCTGTTAAAGAATGCCCACATTGCAAGGCGCTAGTTTTCGCATCATCAACCGTTTGTAAATATTGCGGTTATGTATTTCCTCAAACGCATGAACAAAAAATTGTTCAGTTGACGGAGATACAATACAAGGAAGCCGTTACGAAGTTAGAAACCATATCTGACTATGAACTTTTTGCCAAAGAAAAGGGATATAAGAAAGCATGGGTTTGGAGGCAGATATATATTAGGTTCGGAATGGAAGGTCTTAAGAGTTATGGGAAAATGCATAATATGTCACCTAGATGGGCATATATGATGCAAGGAAAGTACAACGTTCAAGGATTAAGAAAGGAAATATGATTGATAAAGAAATAATAACATCTTATCTAAATTCAGGTATATCGGTTATTCCTGTTTGGGGAGATAATGCTACGGACGAAAAGTCTAAAAAAGCACCAGCTATTCCGGGATGGATAGCTCTCCAAACAAAAATGATTGATATCCCTGATATTGATAAGATGTTCAACAAGTCGGGTTCTATTGGAGCGATTGGCGGTAAGGTTTCAGGAGGTCTTGAAATTATTGATTTTGATAATCATGATGGAGATGCAAGTGATAGATTCCGCCAATTCTGCACTATAATAAGATCACTTATTGATAGCTATGATATTCCTTACGAGAAAACCGTTTCAGGAGGGTATCACTTATTCTTCAGGTCTGATAAATCAGCGGGTAATCAGAAACTTGCTGTAAAATTAATTGCTGGAAAGAGAGATACTATAATTGAAACGAGAGGAGAAGGAGGGTATGTCGTATGCTCCCCATCAAAGGGATATATATTGAAACATGGTTCACTTACCAATATTCCACGAGTGACTAATGATGAAAGGGATTATATTATCAAACTATGCAAGTCTTTCAATGAGATTGAAGAGAATACTACTGATGGAGCGACTAAATACCCTCAAATGGGAGATAGGCGTCCAGGCGATGAATATAATACATCCGATAGAGGAAGTGAGGAAGCTAAAGCTCTCTTGAAACATGCAGGTTGGAAAAACACTTATGGAGTTTATTGGGTTCGACCTGATAAAAGTGCCAAAGATGGGATATCCGCAACATTCGGACGCGTTAAGAAGGACGATGGAACGCCTTTATTGCATGTTTTTTCTTCGAACGCATATCCATTCGAGGATGGTAAAAATTACACCCCATTTGCCATATTTACGCTTTTAGAAAAAGACGGGGATTATAAAGCAGCAGCAAAAGAACTTTCTCAGGATGGGTTCGGAGATCAAAGAGATATGGCGAAAGATAAGCCTACAGAACTAACAAAAAGTATTAAAGAGAAGTTTGAATCAAAAGTAGAGGTAGAAGTTGAAGAAAGAAAGAAAGGGAAAAAATCACCGATTACCGAAGCAAAAGAATATCTATCACAAGGTTGGGACTTTAGAATCAATGTAATAAATAATGTATGTGAATCAAGGCGTATCGGAGAATCTAAATGGACGCAGATCAACGAGAATGATATTTGGTCGGAGATAAATGAGTACGGAATAAAAATGTCTAAGGATAACGTCAAGTCCATCTTAGGATCTTCATTTGTTCCTGAATATAACGCCTTCAAGGAATATTTTAACAAGTTGTATTCTTGGGACGGGATAGACTATTTTCACGAGGTAACAAAGTTTATGGATATTGACGATCCTGCGTTCTTTGAAAAGATGCTTGAAAAACAGTTTGTAAGGGCTATTAAATGCGCTTTGGATGATGATTACTATAATCGTATGGTATTTGTTTTGCAATCGAAAAATCAAGAGATTGGTAAGTCTAGGTTCATCCATTATCTTAACCCTTTCGGAAAGCTATATTTCTCTGAGCAACCTCTTTCAGATAATAAGGATAAGCAGATAGCACTCGCAGAAACATTCATTTATAATTTGGAAGAGTTGGACGAGATGAAAAGCAATCGGATCTCGTCCATTAAGGCAATACTTGCCAAATCAATGATACTCGAGAGGCGTCCTTACGGTTCGCAAAATATTGCAATGCCTAGACGTTGTACATTCTTCGCCAGTACAAACTACAGTGAGTTTTTGACGGATGATACCAATACTAGATGGATCATTTTTCGAGTGGACGCAATTAACGATGAATTGTTTGCATCGGTAAATAAGACTGATCTATGGGCGCAGGCATGGGCTTTATATAACGATCCTACTTATGAATACGAGCTTACACCGGAAGAGAAAGTTACTCGTGAAGAAAGAAATAAGACATTCAGGGAAAGTTCAGTAGAAGAAGGTATTATAGCTCAATATTTCAAACCTTCTGAAACTAATTTCGTATATGTATCAGACATCATAAAAAAATTGGTATTGTATGCCGGACCGGGCGTAAGGATTAATCAAAGTACATCAGCAATATCACAACAACTTGATGGACTAGGATTTAAATATAAAGAAGAAGAACTGTATAACATAAAATTTAAGAAATATGGAATTGAAACAAAAAATTGAGTTGGAAACAGAAAGAGTATGTAAATACTTGAATATCAAAAGTCTTAATGATAAGTATTCAGCTCCTTTCTTTGTGGCTCGTGAACTATTCAATAGCGGATATAAATTGATAACAATTCGTGACGCTATGCACCTAGATAACACAGTCAATCAATTGGCATCAATCATACGTAAATTAAAACCAATTGAAGAAGAAGTTATCCCCGTTAAAAGGAATTACAAGGTTGAGGCTGCTATGTTTCTTGAATCCATGCAGATGATGACAAAAAAAGAAAAGAGTGAATATTTAGGATTTACCGTTGAATGTTTAAAATGGGGAGAGAAATGAAATGAAAAAGAAGATATACATAAGTATTCCGATAACAGGGAAAGACATTGATCTTGTTAAAGATCTTGCTAATTTCAATAGAAAAATGCTAACAAATTGTGTTTGGGATGCAATTACTCCATTTGATATTTGCGATGAAAAAAATAAGCCTTATTCTTATTATATGGGTAAGGATATTGAGTGTTTACTTGAGTGTGACGCAATCTACATGTGCAAAGGTTGGCAAGATTCTAAGGGATGTATGGCTGAATTTGAGGTAGCTAGAATTTACGGGAAAGAAATAATATTTGAATGAAAGATAAGGTATTTTTATCCGTATGTGATGGTATGTCCTGTATGCAAATTGCTTTAAAGCAATTAGGCATTAAGCCTAAAAAATACTATGCAAGTGAAATAGATAAGTTCGCTATTAAACAAACTCAACTCAATTTCCCTGATACTATTCAGTTGGGTGATATTTGCAATGTTAACGTTAAAAATCTTGATAAGATAGATTTTATTTCAGGAGGTACGCCCTGTACAAACTTTTCCTTTGCAGGAAATAGAAAAGGGATGGCAACAAAAGAGAATGAAAAAATATATACGTTTGACCGGTATCTTGAATTAAAAGAACAAGAATTCAAGTTTGAAGGGGAATCTTATCTGTTTTGGGAGTTTATCAGAATCCTTACGGATATTAGAAAATACAATAATCCGGATGTAAAGTTTCTTCTTGAAAATGTTGAAATGGGTAGTAAATGGGAGGGTGTACTTTCAAAAGCAATTGGGTTATTTGGAGTTCATATAAATTCGGCTTTAGTTTCGGCCCAAAATCGTAGGCGCATTTATTGGACTAATATTAAAACTCGAAAAGAGGGATTATTCGGCGAACTTCATTCGGATATTCCGCAACCTGTAGATAGGGGAATATTTCTTAAGGACATACTCGAAAATGATGTTGATGAGAAATACTACTTAAGTAAAAAGGGATATTCTAGATTAATAAAAGAAAATCCATTATTAAACCCCGATAAATCATATTGTTTAAGTACGCATAATAACACCGAATCAGGTTCTAGGAGTAGAACTATGACTTTGGTAAAAATAGACAAAAAGGGAAATGTAAAATCAGATCAAAATAAAGCTTCATGCTTTACAGCTGGCGCACATTCAGGGGGAAATCATTCTGATATGGATTTAATTTGTATTGCTATTCGTGGAAGAAATTGCAATAATTCAGATGGATTACAACAAAATATTGAGCCGAATATAACGGGTAAAACCAATTGTATTACAACCGTACAGAAAGACAATATGATTTTTGAAAATCAAGAATATATCCGCCGTTTAACTCCCATCGAATGTGCAAGGCTTCAAACTATCCCTGAATGGTATAAATGGAATTGCAGCGAAAAACAGCAATATAAAATGCTAGGGAATGGCTGGAGTATTGATGTAATAGTCCATATACTTTCTTTTTATAAAAAGGATGGACTGTTTGGAAAATAGTAAACTATTAATTATATTTGCAGAATGGGAAAAATATTATATGTTTATAGGATAACAAATTTGCTAAATAATAAAATATATATTGGCAAACATTCAAGTGATAGATTAGATGACCTATACTATGGGTCTGGGTATGCAATAAAAAAATCAATAAAAAAATATGGTAAAAATAATTTTAAAAAAGAGGTAATATGTATTTGCAAATCTGAAAAAGAATGGAATGAAAAGGAAATTTTTTATATAAAAAAAGAGAATTCTTTTATTAATGGATATAATATGACTAAAGGAGGAGAAGGTAAGCTAGGATTTATTCAATCTTTGGAATCCATAGAAAAATCTTCTATTTCTAGAAAAAAATATTACAAAAATCACCCTGAGGCTAGAAAATATTTATCAGATTTAGCAAAAAAAAGAACAGGTAAAAATAATTCATTTTTTGGTAAAAAACTTTCTGAAAATCATATAATAAAAATGACTGAAGCAAGGATTAAAGCAATAAGAGGTTCTAATAATCCATCAGCTAGAAAATTATTATGTATAGAAAAAAATAAGGAATTTTCTACAGCTAAAGAAGCCTCTATTTTTTGTGGGTTATCATCATCTACTACAATATTAAAAGCAGCTAAAGGGCAAAGGAAAAC